TTTATAAGTTTCAGCTACGTCACTTTCAACGATTTGGCCCAGTTTCGTACAACCACCAGCAATTATTAAAGTTTTGATGGCTGGCCACCAGGGACCAAAACAACGATAGGTGCGTGGTTCACGTATCACCCTATCAATTACACCTTGCAAATAAAATGCAACAAACTCCTGTTCTGATTTCCCGTTCAGTGCTTCCTCTAACAGACTGGTTACATAGCCTTCTGTTGGCATAATAGTTTCAATAAGCGTTGTCATTTGCCTTCTGCCCCTTGCGGGGCAGCTCCTTAAACTTTAACCGCGGGCAATAGCAGCCCGAATCTCATCAATTTTGTAATGCGTCGAAACCACCCAAGCCGGGCGATCAAACTCAACATCGGCAATCGGATTCGCTTCGAAGTTCCAGAAACGTCCGTTGAACTGGTTCTTGATGACGTTCTTGGCTCTGTAGATAACAGAACTACCAGGGTTATCTGCGATCAGATAGACCTGTCCCTCTGGCTCATTGATACTGAACCAGCGCCGCCGCACGTTTACCCTGCCAATGATCGCCGTCGTGTTTATCTCAATGGTGTAATCTGCGTCAGCTTCTTTCGTGACCTCTGCTTGCACTTCGGCGCTGTCCTGACGTAATGCCCTTGCCTCCTGCAGACGGACTTTTACACTCTCAGAGGTCAAATCACCCATGAAGATGCCCAGATATTCGTCCCATGAAGCGCCAGTCAATTCCTCGCTAAGCAGATCCTTGTAACCACCGGCTTTCAGTTTTGCCAGCTGATTAAAGGCCATGTTCACGAGGATCAGTAGACTTGAAGTGGAAGAGAAATTATCGACGCTAATGTCTTTATCTTCGTATGCGTGGATTACCTTACCGGCATTAATCCACATAGTGGCATCTGTCTCCAGCGGGTTAAGTGTTTCATTGACCACCTTGTAGGCATTTGCAGCTGAATCAGCCAACATTGCCGGAAGCATAGCCTTGCCCTGGTCTTCGGTCAGCTTCTTGTATTGTGCAAACATCTTGGCACCCAGCTCTTTCGCGCCGGTTTGCGCCCTGCTGATTTTGTCGTTTATTCTCGCATCCCGGACCTGGTAAAACATGCGCTCCATTTCACTCTTGTTGGCAAACGCTTTCGACTCACCACGGAAGCCGCGAACGCCCATGATACCTTCCCAGAATGATTTAAGCCCATCACCAGCTGGCTTCCGGTAAACGCTTATCACATCCTCGCTAGAGAGTTTATCCAGGGAACGACCATCTAAGTCACGGCTGGCCATCCAATTATCGACAATAGTGACCACATCGTCATATGAGGCTTGATTGCCATATGCCTCCATGCCTTTCTCATAGTTGTAACCAAAAACGGCACGCAGGAAACCTGCAGCATCATTTTCGCTGAACGGTTCATCACTATTCATACGGGCCACCAGCTCACGTTTAAGTGATTCATCATTTCGATCTGGGTAAACCCATTGCTCCGGAAGGATCTCTTTGTTGCCAGAATTGCCTATCGTATTGCCTATTTTACCATCATCGCAGAAGCTAAGATGGAGCTTGCCAAGCGCATCTCGGTATACCCAGTAGTTAACTTTTTCCTGTCGACCATAGCTGTAATAGCTCGATGCCGCCTTACCTTTAACCTGCATCTGCCCGATTGTAATAGCGTCAACGAATTGTTCGCGAGTCAGCTCCACTGACAGCTCGAAAGAAGGAATACCTGACGCTGCTTTCATCCTTGCTTCAGCGGCATCTTTCTCGAATGCAATCGCCTCTAACACACTTCGGAAATTAAGCGTGAACGACGCGCCAGCACTTCGCGACGAGTAATGGCTATCAGCATCTTTCCACATAAGTTTGCAGTCGAATTCCCCACGTTCTGGGTAGATTTTCTTAACCTGCACGACACCGGCATAAGGGAGATCAGCTCCATCAGTCAGCACCCGGAAGTAGCTGCCAATCCTGAGCATGACACCCGACGGCACGCGAATGTATGACTGTGGGTTTTGAACAACATCGATGTCGATGTCCAACACGCCGTTTGTGATAGCACGCTCCACATCCCCACGCGCACGCTTCATCGTTGTGCCTGCGGTTTTGGCTCGCGCTAAAGTGCCTTTCAACTCTCGGACTCGCTTTTTCCCTCTGCTTAACCCCTCAAGAGAGATCTTAAGTCCATTTCGAGTTGTGCCGGACGCCACCATTTTATCGTGATAGTCTTGGTCTTTCTCCAGCCTTTCGGTCGCAGATTGGAGCTCCAGACTGAGCATTTCCAGATCCTGATTAGCTGCATTTGCCGCCTTGAGGAAGCTATCAAGGGCATTATTAGCATCACGGAGAGCTTTCTCAGCTATCCGTTGCCTGCGCTCTTCGGCCTGGCGCTCCATTATCGCGCGGCGTGCCTCAGGGTTTTCTGCCAGCATGCAGGCGCGTTCATCAGCGTCCTCAACGTCCCCATTGGAAATCTCGGAGATGTCGCTGGTCATCACAGACTTTATCCAGTCCTTTTTGCGCTTTAGCGTTTCAAGACGGAAATCATCAAAAGTACCTTTACCGCAATAGTAATGGACTCTGACTTTTTCCTGAGGCGAACCAACACGGGCGCCACGACCATTGCGTTGGTCAATACTGGCCGGTGTCCACGGCAAGGTGAGATGGTGGACATCAGTAGTGCCAATATGAAGGTTTATCCCTACTTCTGCCTTTTTGTTACAGATAATAATCCGGGTGCGGCCTTCGTTGTAATCAGCAGCGATACCCTCCATACCTTCAAGGCTGGTATCCGTTTTTGCCGCTATGTAATCGTCATACTGGGCTTTTTTGGTGTAATACTCCTCCCAGGCACCGTCTTTAAACTCGCCATCTTTATTCGGCTTAGGCTCAGCTGGCTGTTTCACCGCCTTGAGCTTCACGCCACCAGCTTTTTGAACCGTGGTCGCATTGATTATGCCGATCTCGGCACTGTCGATTTGAAGGGCACTGGAGATAATGCGGCGCAATTTCTCATGCTGTGCCTTCTCATCAATGAAGATGATCTGCTTACCGCTTTTTAAGCCTTCCCGGAGGCTGTCTATTAGCGCGGCATATTTTGGTGGTATTGGGTGGGAGACAGTCTCAGGATGAATGCCTGCAGCTTTAATGGCCTTAAGTATCTCTGGCTCCAGCTCTATGCTGGCCCTGATCTCAACATGCGTAGTGCGGTCGAAAAACTCGGTTTTGACAACCTTACTCGTTCGCGTATCCACCAGCCCTTCAACGGCCTCATCTTCATCGTCTGACAATTTGCCGCCAGCTATCGACGGTAAGCTATCAAAAATATCCTTGGCTCTTACGCTCTGGTCTGAAGGGAACTGGAAGGTTATGGCGCTGGCAAACAGGTCTGGATCTATCGCAACTTTATCCATATCGCGAATGATGGAGAATATGAAATCATCCGGCTTCTCGTTAGGGTCCTTTATCGAGTGGTATTCCTGCGGGACGCCATTTTCATCGTTAATGACAACGGTTTTTACAGGGCTGCTGAGCTCTTGAGCGCGCTTGCGAAGCGTTTCATAGATCTCTGCTTGCTCATCGGTCATTGGGATGGAAAGCGTATTCTCTTCAAGGTCCGGGATTTTGACCGTTTCCCCGACGTCAGCAGCGTTCTTCAGTGTCGTCCAGCGATGGAAAATGCCACGCAAACCGTTAAGGTTCTGGAAACCAACCAGGCCCTGCTTCTCTTCCACTTCCCCGGAAAGTTTTTGCACCTGCACTGTTTCGGTTTTGCCAAAGACACGAACAAAATCATCTGGGGTTAGGATGCCCATTCTGATCCATTCGGACTGTGGGACCACCGTTGACAGCATATTGAATGCATCTATCGGGCTATTTACCAATGGTGTAGCCGTAAGCATAACCACGCCGCGCCCATTGTTTTTCTGCATCATGTAGGCTGACTTCACAGCCATATCGCGTGCCATTTGAGAGACTGAGGGATTCGGCAAATAAGCTAATTGACCGGCTTCGCGGCCAGCGCCAAATGAGTTGCGGTAGTTGTGACCTTCATCAGCAATCACGCTGTCAAAGCGCATGTCTTCAAAGTACGGAACATTGCGTTTTTTAGTTGTGCCGGTGTCAGCGGCCTGGTCCTTAATTCTATTTTTCTTTGCCGCGTCTCGATGCCGCCCGGAAGCAAGGTCGAGTCGTCCCATATCAACTGCGTTAAACACCGCTTGCTGAGAGTTTTCCTCTATCGTTTCATCACGTAGGGGGATAGATGCAAACTGCTCTTTGGTCATGATCACCGTTCGGTAATTGGATGTTGGGATCATGTTCATACGCTGAATCACCGTCGCGCTGCTGGACTCTTTAACGACATTACGCAAAATGGCGATACCAGCACTATCAAGGCGAGGCTCCCCATTCTCATCGAGCACCGGCGCTGTTGAAATTTCTCCCCCTTCATTCATCACCTCATCCAGACCAACAAAGAGCATTCCGGCAAAGGCTTCCTGGCTGTAAAAGCCTTGAGCTTCGTGATACCAGTTTTGATACACGGCCTTCGGAACCGCAATACAAGTACGCTTCGTGCGCCCTGTTTCAAAGTTGTAGGCTTCCAGTGCCAATGCAGTTGTCGTTTTCCCTAACCCAGTACCGAAACCCATAATACCGCGACCGTCTTCAGATAGGCGGCGAACCTCTTCGTTTTGGTAGCTAAGGGGAATTCGTTTACCGCTAATGCCGGTTAATCCCAGTGGAGCAGAGGAGTGGCTGAAAGGGATGTAGCCATTGAAAGCGTCGTTATAGTCGTTAGCAATGCTTTCTGCGTTGGGATGAGTACGTAACCAGTCGTTGAAGGACGTCTCCAGCGCGGCAATCTTATCGAGGTATTCGTTAGCGTTTACCCCACGCGGTTTAACCCCGTTCAGGTAGTTCTCAAGCTGATTCAGGAAGCCATCTTTGTTGTTAGCCTTCTTGAATTCATTACCGTTCTTGCCCGACACGGTTCGCATTTGATAGCCAGTAAACACCCCATCCTTGCCGTCATAGTCATCAGCAGAAACGAGAACTCCATCCACGATCTGCATTTCAGGTTCGGTATATTTGAACTCGTCATACCCTTGCTCAGCGAGAAACTCTTTTATGAGCCGACGATCAAGCCAGCGAGCATTCATGTTCACTGTTACTTTATCCAGTGGTGTGAACTCTCGTTTCTCGTTTATAAGGGCCAGTTGACGCTCAAAGTTCGCCTTCTGCTCACCTGTGGCGCTTTCAAGAAGCGCCACCAGCGCCGAAACCTTGGACTTGATATCGCCGCTGGCGGCACGGCCCATAGGGAGGATGTTGCCGAAGCCGTCTATTGCGATTTCAGGGAAGGTCGCTAACCAGTTGAGTAGTGCATCATCGTCAGCAGGGAGTTCACCGGCGAACGTCGCTCGGAATTCAGCAAGGGAAACAGGGACCAGGGCCACATCACTGAATAAGTGGGCCACAACCTGATCTGGTTTAGAGAAGTCGATACCTGCAGCGCCGTCGGATACGTCGATCTGCCCATTAAGAAGCGCAGAGGTGCTACCATCAGTTGTTACATTACCCGCAAAGGTTAGCCAGTGGCGGCTACCTGCTTCGCTAAGGTCTTTCAACTTAACATCGCCTGGCTTGCCGTATCGGTCGATCTCACTTGCAGTCAGTTGCGCTGCGTCAGCCATAACGTCAGTGAATTCTTGCCCAAGCGAGCGCAGATCCATCGCGCGGTTTATCTTCAGCCCCACGATTGAGCCACGCCAGATTCTCTCCCGGTCTTTCTTACGTTGCTTCAACACAAACCGGAGCAATGAGGCCATGTCGTCAGGGATGAGGCTCGGATAGTCATTGGCGATCGCCGCTATCTGTTCAAGGGTCAGAGAAAGGATGCCTTGGGTACTGCCGATTTTGGCATGGAGTTCACTTTGGGTCTTCGCGCCATAACGCGCTTCATCAACATGAAGACTGAATGACTCAGCATCAATGACCCAACGGACACCATCAAATTTATGCCAAATGCCTCCAACAATACGAAGATCCCCTTCTTTTGCACCCTGCCACGCCGGAGTTACAACGCCTAAAGAATCCCAATCAATACGGCTATCAAAACGGCGTGAAAGAGCTGTTTTCATCGCGGCGTTTGTGACTCGGCCATCACTTTTAACCACCAGCATATTCTGGTAATTAGTCCGCTCCATCTCACCATGAACAAAACGCCGCCCCTCAGTGGTCAAGAACCACTTACCCTTTATGAAGGTTGACCAAAGCACGTTGGCACCGGCCAGCTGCGCATCTGTGGAATCCCGCAATATATCTTCAAACTCAGAAGGGTGCTTACGCAGTACCCAGACATCAACGACGGTATCTGTACCACTCTCAGAGAAGGTGCCAGAAGGCATGCGGTGGGCGCCAAGGAATTCGGCGCGGCGACTCACTTTATCGCGCAACTTTTTACTTTTGGTCCCGTCGGTCATGCCGTTCGGGACTACAAGAATGACCAGGCCACCTGGTTTTACTTTGTCTATTGTTCGAAGGACAAAATAATTGCCTACGTTCATCTCTTTGGCGTAGGCAGGGTCCCTACTGGCAACTCCTGAGCGCCCTTCCCCAAATGGAACGTTACCAACGGCGTGATCGTATGTGTTATCCGGTACGTTTGAGGCAAGATCTTCAAATGCCCCTACGCGTACATCATCCTCAGGGTGTAGGAGCTGGTTTATGCGGCCCGACAATGGCGATAATTCAGCGCTGGTTATTATGGCGCCAGGCAGCTTTGTTTCTTGGAAAATGCCAGTACCGGCTGAAGGCTCAAGCATATGGCCGCCATTAATACCGTAATTAGCAAAGAGATCCCAAATACCCTCAGCCATAAATTGCGGCGTGTAGTATTCGTACTGACTCCCTTCTTTGCCTTTCAAACCGCCCTCACCTGAATAACGGGCAAGGATCTGCCGCTGATCATCAGTTAGCCGGTTTCCATCAAAGTTTTGTGGAAGGGACTGCAAAAGTTCTATCGCGAGATCGTTAGCCTGACGGCGCTCACGTTGAAGGCTCACACCCTCACGTTTTGTGACTCCGAATGTTGCTAACGGTCGAGGTTTGTGAAGGCGTGCTATTACCGCAAGAATTTCATCCATGCTTGTCGCGGAAGCAAGCAAGGCGTTAACTGGATTCAAAGGTGATCCCCCACTACATGAAAGTGGGGGGATGGTATGGAGTATGTGATTTCAACTCGTACCGGATGTTCTACTCACGGCGAAAATCACAAACTCAATAGGGTTCAAGTTCCAATCATCATTACGGAACTTGAAAATGGATCAGAAAGAAGTAAATTTACACGCGTTTTTATATACCCTGGCTGTATCTGAAGGCACCGAAAATCACCCGCTAACCAAAAATCACGGCTATGACGTGATCGTTTATGGCACAGATGGAAAACCGGAGATTTTTACCGATTTCAGCACCCATCCGTTTGCCGATGGACGCCCTGGCAAAATTTTTAACTCCAAGGGCGAACGCTCCACAGCTTCAGGTCGTTATCAATTCCTCGTAAAATATTGGTCGCACTACAAAGCACAACTCAACTTGCCTGACTTTAGCCCTGAATCACAGGATAAATGGGCACTCCAGCTCATCAAAGAGTGCAAAGCGCTTGAAGATATTTACGCTGGTCGCATTGAAGAGGCGATCACTAAATGCCGCTCTCGCTGGGCATCTTTGCCAGGGGCTGGTTACGGCCAGCATGAAAACTCAATGGAGAAGCTTGTAACAGCCTATAAAACTGCTGGGGGATCTGTCGCGGTTTAACCCCTGAATCCATCAGGCACTGAATTATCAGAGAATGATGCTCCTGCAGCGCCGGAGATGCGTCTCATCATATCGCTGATCGTCACCACTGTTGGAATGCCTTCAAAGTTGTATTCCGGTTCGGGAAGCCCAAGCTTGCGTTTAGGCTTCCCTTTAAACCATTTCACCCACGCAAAGCTCTTCGCTTTTTTGTCAGCTATTTCGTTCAGCTGTCGTTCACGCGCATGTCTCTCAGAACTACGTAAGTTCTTTCCAGCTGCTTTTGCCGCCGCGACTTCGTGGATCATCTCTCGACGAGTGATTTGAGTATTGCGAATAGACACATCGGGATCTGGTTGTTTTGTTTTTCTTAAAGAAGAATTCTTATTCTTAGCCTGGTCATTTTGACCGAGGGGGGGGTGTTCATTTTGAACAGGTGGCTGTGGATGAAAATTCAAGAAAACCCTGAGGCTTGCTATCACATCTCTTACTGCTCTGACCGGGGAGAAAAAGGTTAGGTTTTTCTCTATCAGCTTCGCTTTAACGTGACGAGCATAAGACAAGAAGGAAGAAGAAAAGCGGTACAGGTTAGGCAGCCGGGCGTTCGATTTTTCATGAACCACAGCCTGCTTAGTGAGCATTCCATTTTCAACAGCCCACCTGAATGCTCTGCGAACGGTCGATTCACTGCAAAGCACCTCTTCCGCTATTCGCTTGTGGGACCGGCTGATGAAGAAACTTGGCGTGCTGGCTGCAAGATTGGCCAGCTGTGATAAAACCCGCACGACTCCATGCGGTATTGATGAGTTAGAAACTAAAAAAGCGAGCTCAAAGCCGGAAATTTCAACAGCTTTGTTATTGCCAGGCATCCTACACATCTATATAATTATCCATGTATATAAGAACAGTGCTTGTAGCGTGTCATCGTTGAAAATGTTTGCTACAACACTGCATGAAGTGTAAAGAAACCGCCCTGCGAAGGCGGTTTTTTTACGCCTGGATCATCTGATCCGATGAGCGCGATCCTACTCAGATCCATTAGACGGATCAACATGAAGCAGTGGTAAATGTTTAGATTTGTTATTCATAATGTCTTAACTACCTGTTAATTATCACTTTCTATTAAGAGCCCAGAGGAATGGTGAGACAGGTTCATTATGATTGCCTTTCCCTTTGGTTAACGCATCGCCAACTGGAAGCCCTTTTGTCACATCCGATCCCATTGACTCAAGCATAGCGACAACCACTTCTGCATCTTCCGCTGTTTCCAGTCTGCACAAAGCCTCCTTTTGCTGATGGCTGACAAATATCGGTAAATTATTCACCCCATTTCGAAGCACCTTTCGACGCTGCCGGGCTTTATCATTCTGGCTATCAAGCATGGCTTGTTGCTCGCGTAACCGTCCCTGCAGGGTAAGTATTTCAGCATCGCGGGACAGCATTGCACCTTCCAACTCAGTAGCATGAACTGATTCAAGCATTGGTTGGTACGACCGCAGTTTTTCGAAGTGCTGAACAATGTCCGTCGCGGCGTTCTCGCTATATCCCTGGGCAATCAGAGAGGCGTGCAACTCAGCATCGCGCTCACTCGCAGATTCAAGCATGAGATGCGCCCGATCCAGGCTGATATAATTTGGGGTGGTTACGTAATCGAAGCCGTCAAACGCAGTGACAAGCGATAAAGCGCTGTCGTTGCCGCTTGTCGCCCAGGACCAGCCACCAGCATTTGAGTTATGCATGCCCTGCACGATGTTTCCGGACTCAGTATCCAAAATTTCTTGGGTGTGGCTCACGATCCCATCATCGTCTAATGACACTTCCAAAGTACGGTTAGAGGGTACGTTTTCCAGCACTACCGGCTTGCCTTCCACCATCACCACACTCACCTCCGGTAAATTGAGGCTTTTACTTTTGTTGTAATATAGTGCTCGGCGACCATGCCCGTAATAACCGTACATCTCACCTAATGAAATTCGCTCTTTTACATCGGCGCGGTTGAAGGTATTCCGCACAGATTCAAGTACGTATTTCCTGCCATTTTGCGGCGTATGTTTTCTAATGGTTTCGACCAACGAAAAACGGTCAGTTACAGTTTTTAGCGCTTTCATAAACCTCTCCAATCAGTTACCAAGAGCGAACTTTGCAAAATTAATCAATTGCTGCGTAGACCAAGTTTCAGGGGCGTCAGAAGCCACTGGTGGCGCGGATTCATACATGTATTGGTCATTGTCATCTTCAGATGTTGTAGCCTTAAATTCTTTAATCATCCCATCTAATGTTTGTTCATCTATTCGTAACTGCTCGGTAAATAGATAACGCATAAATGTGTCGCTACCCGCCAGCTTTGGATTATTCTGAATGGCCTCCATAATCTGAGAAATAATCGCGACAAAATTAGCTCTTGCATCAAGCTCTCTATTTTCCTCTTCTTGAATAGCTGTATTCATAGAGTTGAATTGAACTACGTAGGGACGCGCATTAGCCGGGTAGACTTTGCCATATTTAAATGCGAGGTGAATATCTATTAAGCGATACATGCATGTTTTAGCAGCGAATCTGATCCAGTTTCCACGTAGCGCTGCTTGGATAGCGGTCTGCGTCCATCCACCCTCCCCCAAGCCACCACTCATCATGTCAGCCCAACCCAGCATGGTTGCGTCAATCCCTAAACTTGCCGCCAGCTGGCGCAAGTGGAACATGATGTCCTCAATCCCTGAGATATCAGCGGGAATGTACTGGGTGTCGATCGTAACGCCGTTCTTGCCATCCCCCATAACCGGGATCAGATGGTTGAAGACTGTGGGCATGTAGTTTCCGTTAATGGATTTCTGCGCCATTGATTGCCCGTGACGCATAAGAGACTGGCCTACGTTGTTCGTATATAGCGCAGCATTAACAGGATCGATGGTATTCGTTGTTAACGCGATAAGCCGGTCAATCTTGGCTGCGTTGTTACGGGTCGCTTTGAGTGAAGCCAGCCCCGCGCATAAATTTAAGTAAGGCTCATAGCTGTGCTCCAGGAATGACGTACCGTAATTCTGCGTCTCCATCAGCTGCTTATCTGGTTGCTCACTCAGCAGGCTATATCCGCGGGTGCCGGTCGTAATGGGAATGATGTTGTGCTGAGGTATCCAGTGAGGATTTTTCATGGGAACCAGCTTCCATGGCTCCGCAATAATACGTCCCATGTTCGTCGGATCAAGCAGGTAATCCCCACCAAATCCAACCAGATCCGAGCCTCTGACGAACTCCTGCACGAAATGCGGCAGCGTGTAATAACTGCTTTCCATGCTGGTGATGCCCTTTCCTTTTTCGGCGTATGGCCGCAAATATGAAACACCAAACACGGCCATAATCATGGTCCATGATGGAAGGCCGGTATTTATCATTTCACCCAGATCAGCCGTGAGCTCTGCACAACGTTTTATTGCTTCTTTGTCTGCGCTATCTACTGGTGCGATCAAGAATGATAGGCCAGTCTTCTTTGATGGAGCCAGGGCATGAGCGATGTGAATATTTAGAGCCGCTGATATCGTCGGGCTTTTAGCCATCGTGTTTAGAACTGAGTAACGGGATAGTCGATCCGAAGGGAGCTCAGCTGACAGGTTAACTGCGTCTGCTACGCTTGAAAGCGCATTTATGTTTTTTCCACTTCCTGGATTCAGTGAGGAAAGCCCCGACCTGGCGACCACGCTATGCCCACTTGTGAAAACAATAGGGTCTGCTGGCGTCACACTCCCACCAGCAAAGGCTTTTTTGAGAGCCTTCATTAAACCTGATTTTCTTTCGTTGGTTGCCATATTCGCCATCCGTATAGATATGGCTGGCAGTTTATGGAGTGTGTGATTTACAGCGTGAATGAAAATGCCCGGAGTGACCGGGCCGTCGGTGTAATGATCAGAACATTGAGAAGTCTAGCCCCTTCCCTTCTCCAAACTCTTGCTCCATTTCTGCAGATACCGCTGTCAGAACGCTACGCAGATCCACTTCACCGCCACCAAACATGTCCCCAAGCGCCTGCTGCTGGTGAGTGAGCTCACTGTTGATTTTGGATGCCAGCAACTTAAACGCAGCCCCCATTCGTTTTGCGCTTCTGTTGTTGGATACGATGAATATAGCTAGCGCTTCAGCTTCTGGGGAGCTGTCGCCAAAAAGACCACGTTGCGATATTACTTCCTCCAGTGCCTGACCACTATCCTTGGCCTCCCTTACCAGGTTAATTGCCTCCTGGAGTGCTGCGATCGCCTGAGTATCAAGCCCGGCCGCTTCTTCAATGCCGTCAACCAGACCATTCACAGCGTGCTTATGGGCATCGCCTGAAAGCATCTGCATCTGCGCGAACTCACTGGCCGCCGTGTTTAGCGCGGTGAGAATATTGCGCATATCAGGATCGGGTTCTTCCGACACAAGTTTCACCAAGCGCTCGTCCTTGTAGGCTTTTGCGAATATGGCATTCTGTACGCGGTCGATCAGCTGTTTCGTTGGACGTCCGTCATCAGTAAGAAGACCCGCTGTTGCGGTGTCGCCTATTTCACGAAGAAAAGCCCGGATAAATGCATCATTGGACTTTGCCAAAAGGTTTCCGTCATCCGAAGGATTGAAAATAGCCATCACAGAATCAGTGAGAAATTGAGCGTCGACGAATGCCTTTTCGCTGGCGGCCATCTCCTGCAGGTCAGAGATATTGGAATCTTTAGCAAACTGCGCCCGGTCAATTTCAGTTAAACGCTCGCGCACAAGGACCGGCATTTCCATTCTGGCCACTTCATCCGACTTCATACCAAAATCGGCAGAGTGTTCGATAAGATATTGCCGGTAGTCATTAGCCTGGCCTTGAGCATATGCTCGTAAAATCCCCATAGACCGACCGTTACCCGATTCAACGACATTATCCTTGCCAACAATTGGAGCTCCATGGCTACTCATTCCGGAATCTGTGAGCTGAGCAGGTCGAAGGTTTGAAGCAATGCTGTTGACCTGGATCTTACTGGAAAGTCGCGTTCTATCGCGGGGCTGAAGTTCCGCAGGAAAGGAAGGGTTGATCGTACCGTCAAGATTGTTTGAGATAACCAGGTCCCTGACATCCACAATCTTAAAAGCTGTCTTAACTTCATTGCCTTTGCTGGTCACAACAAAACTACTTCGCCCAAGCCTCGTTTGCTTAAAGCGTGCCGCTGCTACAATGCCTATAACAGCATCTATGCTCGTCGCGGCAAATAATGATTGATAAGTGATGCCTGGCACTGCCACGCCCTCCCTAGTGAATAGCCAAGGGGGGTATTGTGCCGAGTATGTGATTTAATGCCGGGAAAAAAAAGAGGGCCAGTAGATCAAAAATGGCCCCCTTCTGGGAGCCATTCTAGCAAATCGTATCAGCGATTATGCAGCCGCAACGCTGTGTTTCATACGAGCTTCAGCAACGAGCACCACGCTGTGCTTGCTGGTATCCGGATGTTCACTCCAAATATCAGATTCAGGGATGCATGTTCCATCATATTGGATGCGATCGCCATCGAACGGAAGGTACTGTGCAGTGTCTGTATCAAGCACATAAACAACCAATTCTTTGGACTGGCGAGCGATGTGCTGCCATAGGGCTTTTCCGCCCGCATATTGCTCGTTGTCGCTAAGAAGTGTAATGCCTGCTTTAATAGCGACAGTCTCGTATATGAAAGTTGCTAAACCCACATCTCGAATGGCACCATCAACAACGACACCTTCAACCTGCGCAACATCGCAATCTTCCCAGAACTTCTTAACCAAGACACCCTCCAGTTGAGGACGACGTTGGAGCTCCAAGGTTGCCACAACTTTGTGGCGGAGTTCGTTTCCGTTGAGCGTAGGCTCAGCTTCAATAACGGCGACAAATGGCACTTTGCTGTCAAAAAGGACCTGGTACAGAGTGTCACCCAAGGTAACTTCTTCCAGCACTGCAAACCTACGAGCTACAGCACTAGGAGAAAACGTCATAGGCATAATTGGCATATTTGAATCCCCCTTTAGCAGTACAGGCATGAATGCTTCCTTGTAAATTTAATAGTAGTTCAATGTGTTACTTTTTCTTCTTACTCAAAATAGTAACATACTTTGCGTATAAACAAAGTAAAACCACATAAGAGACAACCTCTCACTCTGTTACTGTTGGGGCACCAATGGAGAAGTTAAAGGATGTGTGGAATCCATCTATGAAAACAGCCCCTACAAAAGGGGCCGGTAATTACAGTGAGTATCCGCTTTCAGTTATCCATTTTTCTGACTGCTCTTTTACCTGGTCGAGAGATAGGAACAGGCCGACATATTCACTTAGTGATCGGAGTGTGTCTAAGAAACCCGACTGCGATTGCTGGATGAATTTACCCGCAAGGAACTCAGTAACGATTGGAGGAGTAACCAGTTCCTCTTCTTTAACCGTCTCCGGGGAGCCTGCAGGTTCTGGTTCGGATATAGGATCAGGTTCGGTTTCACCAACGGGTTCAACTGCAGCAGAGCCATACCCCAACCGTTCCATAACGACATCAATTTCATCGTTGATATCGAGTAGGTCGAGGCCATTAGCTGAAGATGCCCTGACCATTAGCTCATCGAGTCGGTCAGTAAGATCCAGACGTTCAAGAGCACTAAGCATCAATTAGCCCCTCCCTGCTGCTGTATCGCCACCAGCAGATCGGATAAGTGCCGGGCTGCATCGTTCACCAGCGACTCATTCTCTTCAAAACGACCAGCTGCCTGAAGAGATGTGATCGCTTCGCGTACCTGGCCTCTTACCCCGCGCAGCTGAGCCATATCCTTTGTCTCAAGGGCTGGGATGGTTTTCAGGAAAGACAATGCCTGGTTAGCAGCTTCATCAGCTTCCGAAACATGCGGTTCACTACTTGCCGGGGCTGGTTCCTGATTTGGCATTGCAGCTAAAGCATTAACGATTTTCTGCATCATCGCTTTGCCCGCTTCGCCTTGCGGGAACGCTACACCAGCCATATGTTTACGGAATTTCGAACGCACTGTTTTTTCGAATGTATCGCGATCCTCTTCAACCATTTCGAGATATTCAGATGCATACTTATTGAATGCTTCATTAACAAATCGAGAGGCTATATCGATCTGCTCGGACTCAGGAGGCAAATACTTCAACTCATACTGACGAACTTCTTCATCTGTCAGTTGGCGGGGATATACGGCGATACCATGGCGAGCAACATCGTGGTAGGCACTCCCTTTTTCAGGGCGATCTAATAAACCAATCTGCCCCTCGGGTATCGCACCAATACCTGCAGGACGATTTACTAACGCATACTGGAAAGTTCCTTCTCCGAAAGATGATTTCTCGACTTCCGGCTCAGGCGACACTTCTAGTTCCTGAGGTTCATGGTCATGATTACTGATCGTATACTCCGGGATCAAAGCGATATTGTGCTCTTCACGTAACTGACCAGCTTTAGCCATAATATCTGATCGCGCTTCGTCACTAACTCTTCCCCAGCGTAACTTATCAATGAATTCACGCTCTTCATCTGTCCCGAAAAATGAGTAAAGGAACATGTCAGCATCAAGACGCAATTCTTCTTCGGTAGCATTGGGATTCATGCCCTGCTTCAGTCGATCGCTATAGACTTTCTGCACCTGTTCATGTGTCAACTCAGCGCGATCTTCGCGAGACATCTCAACGTATCTGGCGTAAGCCTTCAACATCATAGGTGTGTATTGAGAAGGGTCTACATTGATTCGAATTGCTTCGGATAACCATGAGTCATTGGCGTTAATATTCTCTTGACCTTCCATGGCAGCATTCACACTCGCATAACCCAACAAGTCAGCAGCTGTGAGGTTGAATCTATCCATCCATTTTTCAATCACCACCGGCGTTCGCTTAACTTGTTTGCTTACATCGAGTATCGCCGCATCTTTGGCCTGATTGCTGTCATATAGTTTCTGGCCCACCTCCCCAGCAGCCATGGACTTAGCTGTTTTGATGTTACTCTCTGATGGGTCTGCTCTGAGGCCGGAAGCAATTTGATTCAGGACCTCAGGCGTAACGTCACCAAAGTCGATTCTTTCGTGGAAATACTCTTCTTCCATGCCCAGAAGGGAGGATAAATATTTAACATCCTCAGTCAGCTGTGGATCATCCGATACCGTTACCTGATATTGCTCAGCAGTATCATTGCGGTAGGCTTTTAAGAGAGTTGAAGCGGCTTTATCCAGATCGCCGCCCTCTGCGGTAATTTTGAAGGTTTGCCCCTCTACTGTGGTGATAATAACGTCATTACCATCCGTCTTAATTTGGGCATTACCAACCGACGTTACACCGCTCTCCAGTAGACGTTTCTTTACCGTTCTAATCTGCTCAGTGAACCGCTTCGGTACTGTGTTAGCGGCATTTTTTTTCAACTGTTCCAGGTATGCCGTAAGGTCGGCGTTGATTTCTCTTTGCGACCTGACTTTCTCATCTGCATCAGAGTAACCCTCCTTGGCTTTTACCAGTTGTATTTGAGCATCATCAACACGGCCAATCAGCACAGATCGCTCTTCTTCGAGCTTATCGGCCTCCGCTTCAAGCGACTGAATATCGGAGCGCATCTTGCTCTGCTTATCCTGTGCTTTTTTGAATTTCCCGCTATTACGCTCAATCAGATTTGAGAGTACCTGACACACTTGATTTAGCATGACATCACGACCACCAATCGGGGCCACTACGTGAGTCACATCGCGCTTATTCAGTAGAAACTGAAATGCCACCAGCAGATCATCATTTTTGATGCGTGGGCTGTCGGCGGTAGGAGAGTGGAAAACAATACTGGTTGTTTGACCGTCAGACAGTGGGATTAGCGCAGTCATCACCGGTACGCCTGCAACTTTCCTTACTTTCCCAATAATCGCCCCGGACACTGTATTATTATCGTGAGTGTCCACGCCCGCTTCATCGGCACCGGCGCGAATATCAGTTCCGTTTAAACTCCGATTAAGGACGCGAATAAACGCACGCATCGTTTGTGCCAGGCGAATACGTTTGGTGGTTATGGCTTCAAACATGGCGCCCACTTCGCGAGCCAGCAACTCAGTACCCAAATATGTCATTTCAACATCTTCGAGGCTGGGCGCTTCAAGTAAAAGCCCCTCTGTGTCGCCCAGGGCCAGTGCGTCATAACCATTAAAAGCCAACTTCTTACCAAAAATATCATCGGCAATACTGGTTCTTGTATCTATGTTGATTCGATTCCCGAGCATTAAATCTCTCCCGCTTCCAGTTTGGCAATTTCCTCTTTGAGCTGCCGTGTAAGAGCTTGCTCACTGGTGTAGTCTGATACCAATTTTTCTGTCTTTTGCTTCCACTCCGAGGCTTTGGTCGTTGTGCTTACCAGTTTTGCGCTGGCCGCCTGAAGATCTTCACTGACAGCATCACGCCGCGCTTTAGCTTCAGTGTATTGCTGGGCGCTGGATTTCACTCCTAGCCTCTTAGGTGCATTGCTATCAACGCTTTTTTTGGCTGCACGCGCTATGTTTCTGGCCATTGTCTTTTGGAAGGCTGTCGCCCCTTTCTTAAAGAGTTCTGAAAGCGTTTTTGCCAGGTCATTAAAGCTCTTTGCGTGCTGATAAGGCGCATTTTTGCCATTAACGCGAATACCCGAGATATCTCCGGTGTCGTTCACCTGAATATCCATGGTTTGGCTGTCTTGCCCGATAAAAGTAAATGTCTTTGTCGGTATGCCATCCTTCTTCCGAGCCTTCCCTGCCGGGATAATTTTGACAACGTTATAACCGGATTTCCCGATCTGCTTACGCAGCTTTTCCAAGCCTTTCTCATTCAATTCGTCAAAATTCAGCTGCACATATTTACTGTCTGTATTGCTCTTAGGGCTTAACATGCAATTCCCCTTCACTCGTTTTGGTTAACGCATAACGTCTTGTCTGAGAGGCTATAAGTGGGAAGATCCTATATAGGGGATTCAACCGGCAATTACTGTTCGTCACTCGTACAACCAGTTCCCATTCAGCAGGATCGAGGTAGCGGGTACTGATTAGTAGATACTCCTCGCGCGTGCCGCGATTACTACAATCGATCGTGCGCGATTTGCCGGAAATTACTACGGATGGATTGCGGAGATCGCGAAAGAAGTAATCAACTCTCGCATCGCCAATACCACCTCGATGTGTAGAGATCTTCATTGGAAACGCCACTGCATTCTCCTTTAGAACAGCGCTACCAATACCAAGCAACCTTACACTGACCCTTTTTAAGACATACCGGTCAATGAAAAGAATTACTATTAAGACCATAAAGGCTATATGTTTAAGATCCATCAGCGCTATCTCCCCGCTTTGCATTCAATATCATTCCCGTCATTTTTTTCCCTCCGACTTCAAGGAACTCCTTGGCGTTGTTACCGCAGAGGAGAATCGCGGCATACAAAAAGCTCTCATCCCAGCCAAGCCACTTGACCAAAAAAAACGTTACTAACCCTGCTGTAAGTGCATTGACGCATTCGGCAATGAAGTCAAAGATCGAAGCTTTATGCTTTTGCCCTCTAACACCATTCATAAACACGCCCAAGCCACTGACCAGGGAAAGGCATATTGCACACAGCAATGTTTCATCTAACTGAGGCACTCCTCCTCTCCTTATGCGAGCTGTAATGGGGGGAGTTTAGGGAGAATGTGATTTCCAGCGTTAAGGCATCATGCAGAATGGTGTTTTGTATTTTATGTACTGAAAGCGCCTAAGGTTGATATGTAGTTGATCGTTTACGTCGTTCGATATAACTAAATTAATCGTCGATAATGTAATTATTGGCGAGATTAGCTGCATTATTGGCGATCGAAAAATCGGACATGATGTAACCATTATGCCGATGTCACTAGTTATCGAAGACATACAAGATATTGCAACGGTATAACCGCGAGATACCATGGTTGTCAGAAATTGTAGAAAAGGCGATAGTCTTCTATCGCCCTAGAGTTACGCGGGCACTGCAGGCCAGGTTATTCCTTTAAAGCCCTCTTCATCTGCTACGGATTCGAGCTGAAGCGCCTTCAGCAATTTAGTGTATGCCATCCAGTCAATTAACAAGTCTTTGTCTTCATCACTGATGACATCTAGTTGCAGCTCAATACGCCAATCAGCAGTTTCTGTGGCTGCTTCAGCTAACAGAATTGCTCGCTTAGCTTCGGCTTCAGCATTCCAATCAATAACAGGATCGGCCAAAACCGGGTAACAGCGCTCCCCTGTAACAATGACTTTCCCTTGGGACTGGCCATCCATTAGCTTCTGATAATCTTCATCTGACACACGGACATAAAATCCGGGCCATGTCCCAGCTTTTCGATAGTCAGCTTCGAACTCATCATTGTAAAAAGCACGAGTTAATGGTCGGTATACATAGCCCATATTAAATGCCCTCTGCCGTCCATGATATTGACTCGGTTCCACCACCGGCAATACGTAAATACCACCCTGAGGTGGAGATATCATATGGTTGCATTGCAGCCGAATGCCCATCCGAATTATGCCTATTGGCAACCACTGAGTAGCACTTAGTTGGGAAAGCAAATGGGAATGCAACACGACCACTGTTTGTCACGTTATCGGTTATCCCCGTCATTCGTATCACGCCTGTTTTCCCGTTTTTCGACCACAAAATTTTCCCACTAATCCCATGTGTATCAGCGGAGCTGGTAAGCTGATACCGAGCATCGGATTCTGCTTTGGTGTAAGCCCCCGTACGCGGCATGTATGCCGCATCTGATTGTGCTTTTGTGTAGTATCGCGCATCGATATTCGTCCAATCACCGGGAGCTATCTGGCCCACAGTGACTAATTTTTTACTCGCTCCAGCATACGAAAGGAGTGCATTTCCAGCCGTAGAATCTTCGTTAATACGAAAACCGCTACCATCTGCAACAATGAAATAGTTTTTGCCCGTATCGGACTCACTGAGCTGAATGATGGGTGCGCCATTATAAATCTCAAGCGTTCCTGTCAGCCTGCCGCCCCCTAGGGGCAAAGCGCCAATATCGGCTGGCGTAGGCTTGTTCGACGCGTCATACTGCTTTGCCCAGGCGGACCACACGCTGTCAAACAGGGTGCGGATATAGCTGCGAGAATTGTTGTAGACACGGTAAATCTGAGTCACACCGGCATGCTTATACACCTCAAGCGAACCGGCATTTGCCTCCGGGTAATTCATCCCGGATTCGGCCTGCGCATTCGCTGGCTGATAATAAAGCCCCGGAGTCGTAACACTGTTTAGATCAACCGCACTACCAAGCCCCACCGTCTGACCGTTGAAAATGTCCTGCGCGGTTACACTGATATCAGCCGTCAGCTCCCGGCCATTCACTTTGCGTTCTGAAGGTACGCGTCCGTTGGCGTTATCATTTGCCACCTTTACCGCTTTCGGTGTTGCCGCTCTATCTTCAGCGTCACTATCGGTTGCACTACTTAATTGAACCAAACCAGGTTGCTCTGTTGAGCCATCAGGAAAATCAATGCCCAAAATCATTTCGTGAAGCTTTTTAACCGCATTTGATGATGCTGCGATATCATCCCGGTCACTATCTATTTCGCTCGATAATTGGATGCCAATACCACGATTAACACGGTGTGACTGGTCAATCATCGACTCATCGATCTGCTGAGCTCCAGCAGGAATATTTACGCGGCAAACCTCAATCTGGTTTGAAGCCAATTTATCATCAGTTAACGCAATAATCTGAGTGGCAGGAACGCTTGAAGAGCTATCGACCTGTGTCGTTTTTACTCCATGTACGTAATTGGCTTCCAGCACAATGATAGATGTTGAACCCGGCGGCAATAATAGACTCACATCACTATTTTGCTGTACTGTGATTTGCAATCCATTAACGTCAACAGACGCGGCACCGCCGGAATTATCAGAACGAATGATGAGTTCAAGCCCATTACCTGGCACTGGTGTGAATCCTTCGAAGAACCCAGGTCTAATAATGTTCTTTAACTTTCGGTTGAATGCTGCTGAACCATATGGCTCCATGTACTGAACGTCGGCCAATAGTGGGAAGGTCGTTTCAGCTGACATTATCGAAACAACTTTAACTGTCATCTTCGGTTCCCCCAACTTGTTCAATCGTCACGAAAATGTTGTAGCTTTTCTCCGCATACATCGTTTCCTGTTGGGTACACATGACAGCAAAAGGTTCACCTTCTGAATCCACTAGCACGAGCGTATTGAAGTCATATCGAGATCCAGCCTCAAGCTGTTCTCTTGGCAGTGAAATATTAATGGCGATTGTCGTTCCCTGAACGGAGCAGATCAGGTCATTAGTTGCGAAGTGAGACTGTAGATCTTCCAAAGAAAAGTCTAATGGTATATCGGCAATGTCCCAGCCATCTCCATCACTTTTGGTTACAAGGTCAGTTTTACCCCAGTAGGCATGCTTTATTAAAAATCGCTCACCCTGCCCGATTGAAGATTCGGCTCGGCGGGTGTAGTAATAAGTGAGCAGCTGAGATTTGTAAAGTGTGCCACCTTCTTCGACGGCGAGGATGTCAGCCATAAAACCTCCGTTACTTAGTAGTTAATGCAACGGAGTGTATGGAGTGTGTGATTTAGAGTGTTACATGTTAGCAAATCAGGCTTGGCATAATCAGTACCATCCAGTTGGTATTTCCACCCAATCATCAAGCTTTGTGCATTTTGTGAACATGTTAGTATGAGATTTCAAGTTTGGCATTTTCTCGATCAATAGCATTCCCCTACCAGTTACGTTTATTGCATTACTGAACATGGAGGTAGAATTGGTAATATTGTTATAACTATTGGCTGAAAATATTTCATTGACATCCGAAATTAGCTCATAGCAACAGAAGAACATATGTGCACCAGTCGTCAGAGATGACGAGCAAGAATTTAACATTCCACTTTCCACAGTTTTCAAAGGACAATAGGCAAAAGTTCTATACATGCTTTTAATTTTTGCGGCTTTTTTCAAAAAACCAACAGGCAATGAAGTTATGCCAGAAAGCCTGAAACTCCCTTCAAGATTTTCGATATCCGTTTCATCAGTTAAAAAATCATCCGGTAATGATTCAAGTAAACTGCATCCCTCCGCCATTGAAATAGCACTAATAATGTTAGGCAGGCAAATATTGCTTATTAACGTTAATTTATTTTGGTTATAAAAAATATAGTCAGCTTTAGTTCTAGCCCCTGCAATCATATGTACTTTAGATATGCTGTTTATGGGTGTGGATGTTCCAGACTGCCCAAAAGCAATCGAATCAGAACCGTAAACAGTAACAGTATAGGACCGATTCTCTTCATATATGTGCTCGGAAGGTATGTAGCCATTTTTCCCTGGACTATATTGAACGTAGTCTCTCCCCGGAACGCCATCGCCCCAATCCACAATAAACTCAGCCCCCTCATTTGCGTAGAAAATAGGGGCTAAATAAGAGTTGAATGTCACATCAAACTTCGCCCCAGCCATAACATCGATATAGATTAGCTCAACATTTCCCGTATTGCTGATGACTTGAACGGTAGTATTTCCCAGCCACTTACCAGTAACTGTCACATATGCATCATCAAACGTTGCATTACAAATACTGGAATCATCTTCATAGGCTGAGAAATAAGCATCTTTTGAGCTTTCTGGCGTAAGCGTGACATGTATTCGCTTTGTTTCCCCAGGGAGAAGGTAAAGATGTGTTACTTCAGGCGATGGTATGACTTTAATTTGATTGAGCACATCAAAGTCTATCAGCCAAGCATCGACCGGCATTGTATCCCATGATATTTGCAATGCCTTTTTTGGTTGGTACAGATCGGTGAATTCAGTTGCGATACCCGCAGACGAAGATAACATTACGGAATCCTCTGCAGACGCAAATGACTCTAATGGCTTGTTAACCACCTCGATTCGGGTTTGATGCAATTCTTCGGTATATTCAGGTTTGAACTCGACTACTAAGCGAAGAGTAACGCCATCAAAGACAATATGAAGCGGGAGAAGAGGGGCTACTATTCGATCGAAGTCTTTCAATAGACGTTCTACGGCTTCATCTTTGTCCATCCTTCCGTAGCGAGTAGCCAGATCATTAAGATTAATGAGAATCATCCCTCTGGATGTCAGAAAAAATTCTCCATAAATAGCTTCAGAAACCGCTACATCTGCTTCAGTTATGAAAACTGAACCATATGGAAATGCATCAAGATTGACTGGTGCGTAAAGTCCTTCCCAAGTGACCGGCATTTCCCCGAATTCACGCCAAAAGGTTTGCTCTAACGGTCTGTCAGTACCTTTAAAGTGAACCTCGTCCAGCCTCTGCGTTAATAGCATGGGCTTACGCGTTGCGTCTTTCTCTGTGATAGTGAAGAAACGCCCGTATTCAGATATACGGGTTTCAACGTCTTCCGGGTCCATAGTGAAGAAGTTTTTACGTTCGCTAATGCGCGTTAGCGTACCTTCCACTTCTTCTCCCCAGATTGTTTGCAGTGCATCTGCGAAAGCTGCCCAGAGGGGGGAATTTGCTTTTGCTTGCGTTAGTCGATCCTTCAGCCAGTTAGCTCTCATCTTTAGTTCGCCTTCTGGTAATCAATATGAAAAACAGATTCGGAGACATCCATATAGACAAAATCATTATAAGCCACTGCTTCTTTTTTATTCACGACTTCAATTTCATATGAAATAAATAACCCCAATGACTCTACTGCACTCCAGATTTCTTTAATTTCAACAACAGCCCGGCCCTGCTGTTTATCGTTTTCATTTTCCAGTTTCTCTTTAAAATATGGTGATTCCCGCCCAAACCGTTCATTAAGTATATCTTGTACGGCCTTTTCCGAATCCTCTACTACTTCATCTTTCTTAAGAATCCCATTAAAAGCTATCGTAAATGGCATTTCGTTTAATGGTACATATTCAAACTTTTTATTAAGTTCATTAGGGACATCAGCAAGTGCTTCCATCACCTCAGCAGCAAATTCCTCCTGAGTAAGGCCGCTTTTGTTGCCACTGAAGAAAATCCGGTTAATGTTGCGAACATCAAACCCTGTAATTTCCTCCTGGCGAGCTTCGCCCCATGCATTTAGCCAGGCAATATTACTCACGCGCCCGTCTATAAAATGACGATAATCACCGCTCCATACAACTTGCTCATCAAATGGCACGTAATACATGGCTCTCATGCGAGTAACTTCGGTTGACTCAAGCCCATCACCGCCGGTAATCACGCTGTCACTGATTATTTCCAGCGCATCTTTGTAGTTTGCGATATTTCCGGCCGCCTCAAGTTTCTGTCCTTCGGACAGCGTATAGTCACCAGAGCTAGCCCAAACATCAATGCGCACTGTGCAACCAGATGGCGGCATTTTCCCCATTGAACCATCGCCAAAACGAACGCCGATCTGCTCGGTTGGTTTATATAGCAAGGTGTAGTGTTGACTGGTGCTGCGAGACATACGAAATAATGGGTTATAAGTCCATTTGACCTCGTGCTGATTATTTTCAGTACCCGTTACGAGAAATACGTCTAAAGCGGAAACCTCTGCCGTAACATCTCGTGGTAGAAGCAACGTTTTAAACGGTATTTCTGAATCTATCTCATAGTAAATGCTCATAGCTTCACGCTGTAACACCTCTATACCACCTATAGTTTTCCCCGCTGGGATCACAACGTGACTTAAGGTACATATAGCGGTTTGGTCGCTCGTGAGAAGTTCAGCATTAGGAGGGAGGATGATGTCCTTATCGGTCTTATTTTTTATAGACACGCTTCCATGCGATGGGGTAACAAAACGCCCCACATAGCCCCGATCCTCCGCAGCAGCAAGAATGCTTGAACGCTGTGCAGCTGTTGAAAGAAAACCTTCAGCAAGAGCTCTACTCGCAAATGTTTGCGCTATGTAGATCACTTGCGAGGCAAACACAGTCATCATCTGAACGAACTGAGAATTTGCATATCTGGACCACCATTTGTTTTCACTCAAAATGGCGTTAAACCGTGCCAATAAATCGCTTAGGCTCACTTATAAACTCCCTGAAGTATTCTGCAACACAGCTTTTGTGACACCGCCTTTTGCATAGAAGGCGACCGATATTTTATCTTCACTAATTGACTCACAACGGATCGCCTGAAGATTGAGGCCAGGCAGATCGGCACGTAGTTTTTTTGCCAGTCTGTTTTCAATCGCGACCTCTACGTGAGAACTTCCCTCCCCTATCGGCTCATGCTTAAATTCAGCAATGGGATTACCCCAGTGTGGGAGTCCGTAAACGGTGCCGACCGGGGTAAGCAGCCATTCTTCTAACCTCACCATCCAAGATTCTTTATCTCCTTCGTTAATCACTACTCCGCTTTCATTCACACGAAGCATAGGGTCTATCTCTCGCAACATGATTTTGTCCTCAATCTTTGAGTAGCGCGTCCAAAGACGGATCGTTGATAGAAGTGCTGACTCTCTCGCGTGGAGCTGGTTGGGCAGTGCTTGTTACGCGATCAGGCTCTTTTTTGGCGGCGGTTTTGCTAACCCCAAGTAAATCGCCTAGCGTCGAATTCAGCCGCTCAAGAGATTTCAGGATATCCAGATCGTGATTTCCCTTGTCAGCAGTAGTTGGTTGGCGAACGCCGCTGGCGGCCAAGTCCGTTACTGTCGGCATTTGTCGTGGCATTGAATAAATTGGCTCCTGCCTTGCCACTACCGAGGATGGGGAGAAGAGTGAGTTGTTGATGTCGTTTAATGTATTCTTAGTGCCATCAGCAGCTGATTGAATACCACCATTTAGATACTCACCGGCACGCTGTGTTAAAGGGCTAACCGCGCGGGTAATATTGGTATTATTCCCGGAGACTCGGGTAATAAGATCGTTCACCACATTGGTTCCCTGAATCCCCCCAATGAGGTTGGATGCCCGATCTCCTAAAGCAGGTAGGACTGCCGCGCCCACGTTTTTTAGTCCTGTGAGGGACGAGTCCATTAATGAGCCAAGTAATCCCTTATCCTCGCCAGCTTCCCGACCGGTCAAAATAGATTGATTTTCCCCTGCTGGTCCTGGTATAGCCTCAGGTGCGGAACTCCCGATGAGATCGACCCCCTCAACCTTTGCCTTTGCTGAACGTCGTTTAGCTAAATCTGTGGGATTTTCAGTGGCGCCAATCAATCCTGCAGGAATTTCCTGACCACTAGGCGTGCTTAACTCTGAACCGGGCCGACGGAAACCAATGCGTGCCCCAGATTTGGCTACAAGCTCCTTGACCTGGCTAACCTTCTCCTGCACCGCTGCTGGCAGTTCTGGCATAGCCAAAGATGGAAGCTGGCCACCAGCGAGCATATCGAGCATTCCCTGTTGGCCGCTCTTAGCTTTTGCCGCAATTGCAGCTATCTCTTCTGGTGATTTGGCATTAGCCAACTCATTCATCAGTGATGCATTTTGTTCACTAATTTGAGCGTCAATCGTCTTCGGCGCTTCCTCGCCGGATGATGTCTCAACTTTTTGCGCGGTGACGCTATTATTTTGGGCTGCTTCAGCTTTGGCATAAGCCTCATTGCTTACCGGGCTGGCAGTTGGGGATACCAGCGGGACAGATTTAGGAATAACGCTCGCCTGAGCGCCACCATGTAACTTAACCTTACTGCCTGAGCTGTAGAGCGAATCTTTCGACACAGCTCCTTGCCCCTGCTTTGCTCGCTCCTCATTGACTTTCGCTAACGACTCATCAGAGAACTGCCCGCCAACCCACTTGCCTGAAGCACTGTCATAGTTCCCGATCGCTGATTTGATAAAATCATCGTTTACCTGAGGGTTGCCGCCTTCATGCGTTGCGATAGCCCGGATTAGCGCAGTCATGACGTTTTGATCGCTGGTATCAATTTTGTCGTTGGGCTTCACCCCTAACTTCTGAGAGACAGCCTGAATGTAGGCGTTGGTATCATTCTCATTTGTCGGAGCCCATTTTGAAATGATCTGTGAAACGGTTTCGAGTTTCTGATATCCGGCGGCTTTACTTCTCCCTGTCGAATACAGCGTCACCTGATTTGCTAATGCACGCATACCCTCTTCAGGGGTGTTGAAGCGCGCAAATCGGGCTTCGCCTTTACTATTTTTGGCTTCGAGGGATGCCCCTTCTTGTCCTATGTAATTCAGGTTGCCAAAGTTGTTATTTCGGAATGAACGGTTTTTGGCGTTCTGGCCACCAATATTGAGATCCGTTCCGATATTGTTTTCTGACGGAGAATTGAAATCTGAAACGTTGGTCCCGTATGTCCCAACACCGTCCTCCCCAAAGGTGCCGCCCTGAAGTTTCGTTCCAAGGGCATTTATCGCAATGACAGTTTTACCCGCTCCGTCATCTACAGCCTTTGCGATCTCCTTAGAGGCTTTTGCATCAGCAGTGAAGAATGATTTCGCACCATCAGTAAGCGAAATAATGCCGGTTTTCGCTCCCTCGATGGCGCCATTCAGCCCAGCTGCAATATCAGCCGTATCAAACTGCATCTTATTGCCAATGCCATCTAAGCCAATGGCTGAAAGACCCGAGCCAAGTAAGCTTGAACCACCAGAAACCAAACCACCGAGATCGAGAATACTCGCAGCGGAAAAAGTTGCTTTTTGGCGGGTAGAAACTTCCTGATCATCAGCAAGCTTGAAGGCTTTTCGCTGATTATCTTCATCCGACCAACCATCAACCGCATCCCAGCCGACACCCAATGCCGTACCCACCAAGGGAATAGCTTTTAGCGCTGTTTTCCCAGCTATTTTTGCCCCGGTATGCGCAGCACCCTTTGCCAGGGTTTTTTCACCCACCTTTTCAGAAGCGGCAACCGCGCCCTTTTCTGCAACAACTTCAGTGGATTTTGTTGCCGCAACCTTCGCTGCTTTCTCCGCAGTGTTTTCAGCTGTTTTAGCCGTGGTTTTTTCAGCAGTCTTTACCGCGGCTTTTTCAGCTGCCTTTTCGGTAGTTTTAGTAGCTTGTTTTACTGATTTATCTGGTGTCAGGTTATCTAGAGCTGGAGCTTTCGTTTTTTTGGTCAAAAGCGCCCCTCCAATAGCAGTTGCGCCTGCTAAAAGCCCCCCAATAATTTTAGTTTTTCCCGAAGACAATACTTTCTTCAGGAGATTTTTCTTTGGAGGCTTTTTGTTGCCGGGGTTACTATTATTGGACCTCTTAGGCTTTTCTTTTGGAGAATTTTTACCAGGTTTACTAGGTGTTCTGTTATTTCTTCCGGGCCTGCCGGGGAAACGCCTGGGGAGCGATAAACCAAATCCATTTTTAAGTGACTTCCTTAACTTCTGGATCTCGTCCTGAACATCATCAAGACCATCAACTATTCGCTCATCATTAGCAGCTAATTTTTTAGTCTGCTCTTCGACTGCCTTTGCCGATTTGACTTCAGCTGCATTGCCAAATGTTTTAGCTGATCCTAAGACCGGAGCCGTAGTATGCGCGGCAGTAGCCGCAGGGTAATGAATGACATTATCTGTAACGGGAGACGCGGGTTTTTGCTTACGAGCGAACCACTTTTTATTTTTCTCGCCCTGCTCTTGCTCCTTATCTTTCATCCAGTCGGACATCGAAACCACATTTTTATGGGCGGCTTTGCCCATGTCATAAAGCCCCTTAGTTGCCATCCATAAGGGACCACCAGCAGATAAGCCTACAGCATCACCAATAGCGTTATCACCGCCGCCACCTCCCTTTGATGACTCTCCAAAAAGACTTCCGAGTTTACGGAAGAACCCATTTTTTAGGTCCCCATTGGCCCGATCATGTAATTTCTGTCGATTTTGGGCTGCTGCATCTTGTGAAATATATCGTCCGTTACTGTCTCTCTTGGGTCCCTGTTTTTTTGGCTCTTCCTGTTCGATCTTAAGTTTGATTTTGAGTGGCGCACGTTCGCCGTCTGCCTCAATATCAAAAGGCTTTCTGGGACGAACTGAAACAGCCGTCGATGGCGCGGCAGCAGATTTATTGACTCGTGGAGGTTGCTTGCGATTTTTTGATTTGCTCAAGGAGCGCCGGTACGGATTAGGTCGACGTCCAGGGTCAACATCAGCCTGATTTACGGTGCGCTGGCGAAGACGTGAAGTGACCTTCGCCTCAGCACCGTCTACTGCATTCCCCATCCCACGAATGGATTTTTCTATGGCCGAAAGCGCTGTTAATTCCTCCCGGCTTGCGTGCTCAATTGCATTGATTATTGCAACGCGATCAGTGTTACCTTTCATGCATCATCCTGTCAGTGCCGTCAGCGGCGGCCTGGTTTAGCTTTATATTTCTCTTCTACCGACTTATTCATTCTCAGGGCACGCCATTGAGGGAGGTTATCGACATCCCCTACTGGCTGATTTCCGTATAAAGTCAGGTTATCAATCAGGGTGATCCACCCGCTTTGGCTTAAGTGATGGGATAAATTCGTGATTGCAAAAGGGAACGTGGAGCACTGTTTTAGCGTCCACCCCCTCCTGTGCTTTCTTGCATTGCTGAGGAGGTAAAACAAAGTGCGCCCTACCCTTATCGATCACCATGTCGAGGCCATGTCGGAGATCGCGCTGCATGAGCTGAATTCTGGCAACAAGCGGGGTAAATTCGGTTTCAATCGCCATGGTATTGATGATGTCAAAACGCCGGTTCGCAGCCTCTTTGAAGTCATCCGGATCATCGTCAAGTGAGGTGCAAAGGGCAATTTCAGCAATGCGCAGCTCTGCCAGTTTCTGTTCGTGGTTTTTTGTATCTTCTGGATCGGGTAATAGTTCCCTCAGTCTCTCCAGCATCTCCGCGCCACGACCATCAAGAGGCTTCAATGTCCAATTGGTCGGTACGCCATTAACAGGCACTGAGGTTTTTACAAACGCTGGTACGGTCAACAACTCCACCGTATCAGCGAGACTTGTCATATCAATATCCGCGTGATGTATCCCTTTGCAAAACTGGCATTCATATGAAAATGTCATCACTGCATCGGATCGAGAATTGACGAAGATCCACCACAACGCCGTTCGTCTGTCCTGGACGGTCCAGAGAGCACTATCATCGGGGTTTTCGCCTTGCAGTTTGTTCAGGTAGTGCGTGGTATTCACTTCATCTTCAGACTCGACAAGCGCTGCAAACGCAAGTCCGTCAGCAACCGTTGGTTGAGTGAAGACAATCTCTTTCAAAGGGTTTGATGTAAGCGGGAATTTTGCGATCTCCACATTCGTCTCCGATAGGGGGTGAAAATCGCAGTGTAGGGAGTATGTGATTTCGAGTAGGGGCATATTTGCCCCTACTACGAGTTAGAACTTGATCACCTGTGCAGATGCAATTGCATCACTTGCCGCGCCGGTAACTGAACCTGTTACGGTCCCAGCAACGGCTCCCAGCACGCCAGTTACCGCACTACCTGCAGATGTGTGTTTTACGAATGTCAGAGGATAGCTAAGAAACTCTGTCACCTGGTCGCGGGAACGGGTGATCTCACCCAATTGGGTCGGAAACACTTTCACCTCCTGTTCAAGCTGCTTCGCCCCCTCCTGAGTAACGCGGTAAATTCTAATACCCAGTAGGTACTCAGGTGGCAAATTCACTGTGCCATCGCCATTGGTGACGCGGGCTTTTCTCGCTTGAAACCATGAGTGAATTTTACCGTCTTCAGTATCCATGACCGTCAAAGTGATTGTTCCGGCGGTAGCATGTGTCGGCTTATTGAACTCAACACTGCCAATCACTTTAGTGTCATGCTCGATGTTCCCAAACCCATATGTGATGTCCTTGGCGAACATCTCAAAGCCGCTTAAACCGTCTACCTCAACAGTCCACTGCCAGCCCTGGGCATAGCGAATTCGCATCGCCAAATTCACGTAGTTCTTCCCGAATGCTACATCGTTCGCGAACTTAGCGCCGCTGCCGCTTGAAGAGAGCGAACTCTCAAGGATGTCACTAATCAAGTTACTGGTGAAGGAGCCAGTATCAACCGATAAAGAGTTAGTAATCCCGTCAAAATAACCCATAGTCGCTCTTAAAACGGCCTCAAAGTTGCACCCGGTATGATCGCCCTGTTATATGACATTCGATCCTCTAAATCCAAGACCCTTTGATGCAGCGTGGGCTCATCAGGCAGATCCGAGTAGTCAAATTTTCCATCAATGGATACACGGCGAATGCGGGCAACGTTTTGCACTTTAATGAGCGCTTCCAGATAGTCCTCAACCATACCAACGATGGACGGCGGCAAATGCCAACTATCAAAATCACGGTCGCGCAAATTCATCAGATATGTCAGGCGCAACGGCCATGTTTCATAACCGGTCATTTCCAGTTCGATGCCGTCGTGCTGTATCGCGGAATAGACAAGAAAAGCGTCTTTATCCGTGACGTGAACTAGTGATAGGTAATCGTCAGGAAAAGCGATGGCCAGGCCATCACTTTTTTCCAACTTAAGGGAAGTGATAACCCCTGCCCTATCCTGATAGGCGGCCAATGCCTTTCGAAGAAGTGAGTGTAGCTCTTCCTTTTTGTCCACTAGCAGCGGATTAAAGCGCTTTTTAACGCCTTCCAGGAGATCAGCAGGGGTCATTACTTACTCCTGCCAGTTGTAGATGATTGCAATTGTTGGACGGACGACGGTCGTCACATCTTCGGCGCTAAAGTCCACTGCATCGGAACGCAATTTACAGTGCGAGAAAGTGCGAGTAAGCCCTTTATCACTACCGCTATTAGATTCAGCAGATGCTGCGAACACAACGTCCAAGTATTTTTTGCCATAAACGATTTCTTTGACCTTCTTCAGTACGTCACCTTCGATCGTTTCGAGGAAAGTCACCTGAAATTCGCCTGAATTTCGAAGAGGTCCATATTGGTTAAACTTCATGCCACTCGGCGCAAAGAACTCGACGTCTTCACGAGCCACTTCTGGCAATTGAGTTGTTGTTACCAGAATCGAAAGATTCTCATAACCCTTTATTGTCATCCAAAATTCTGAACCGACGAGACGCTCGCCAGCAGCCACACTTTTATTAAAGCGAGCCTTCAGAAAAGCGGTATCTGCCTTTGTATTTCCGAAACCAGACATATTAAACCTTTAAAGAAACATAAACGGAACATCGCTTCGGTTCACTGATGTGTTTCCGGAGCACTGAAGAGTTATGGTGTTTTGCGAGTAATAACCGGCCTGTGTTCTTGGCGCATCAAGCAGGTAGCTAACGTCCTTAATGACGACATCCATCAGCTTTAGACGTCGGCCAATATCTAACACGACCGTTTCTGGTCGGCGGCCCATCGGGGTGTAGTCATTCAACTCAGGCGATGCCATTTTCAGCAAACAGGTTATTGCGCTGTTTACTTCCAAGAAAGCATTGGTAGTGGCCAGCAAGTCTATGGTCAGACTGAACTCTGGAGGCTGCTGACCCTCCCATACCAGCATCGAGTTGAGAACGCTTTTCGATGTATGCCCCGATACTGTCTGAAATACCCCAGCGGCTGAACGGGCGGCTTCACTGATTTGTCCGGCCAGGCCACCAAGAGACTGGTTTTCGAACGGCGACTGCCACATTGAAGACAGTGAAGACGTGCTTCCATCACCGATATAACCGACAACCATGTCGGTTTCAGACGTGATATAGACTTTCAAAAATGGACTTATCCCATCCGGCATTATCGCGCCACAATACACACACACCTCCATTGGCGCCGCCGACCAAAGCCAGCGGCCAGTAACTTATTACATCCCGCGTTTTTTGCGGATAGTCATGGATTTTTTACGGTGCATTTTGGCTACTGAAGTATGCGCTTTACGACGGGCCTTCTTCAGCGCCCCCTTTTGGGCGGCATTCAATCGGCGTGGACGCGGGCGTTTACGAATAATTTTGACCTTGCCGTTACGAATAACTTTTTTACGAACAGCTTCGAACATAGGATCTTCACTACCACCAAATACTGTGTATTCGGCAATAGATTCTTCCATTGCGTCAGATCCGGTGGATAAAGAATCGAATACGCGGCTCGCCGCATCGTCGTCCTCCTCATCAATCATGGCCGTTACATCGTCCTGATCGGCTCCCATTGCAACAGCGGCATCAGCTAACGCTGACAACGCGGTGAAATAGGCTTCAACCTGTTCGTCGGTAAAATCGTCGTCGCTCTCAACATCCTCCAGACCGCACATAACGATCGCCAAGGAGTCAAAGTCGACTGCTTCAGGCTCACCGTCTTCAATCCAGCCAGCCAGCATTGACGCAGCCACAGAACGCAAATCAGCGGAAGCGCGTTGTTCCACAGCCTCAAACATAGCTGTTTCTAGATCTTCGCTTTGCTTACGCCGCTTGTCAGACGGGCTTTCAAACATCGGATCTGGCACTTGGCCAGAAGACGGTGTTTCTACGCTTGCTGGGCTATAAATAGCCATCAAAAGCGGGTTGGCGTGTACAAAATTGTTTCTCATTAGTTCCTCACATAATTCCCGCCCGGAGGCGGGCGAAAATTAGCGCATAAGGATTGGTTTACCGATGATCCGGCGAGCGGTTCCCGTTGGGCATACAGCCCATTCAACTTGCCAGTAGTCGATTTCGAGTTGTTTGACCGTCAGGATGTATGGCTCAGTACCTTGTGAGTCATCACGCGGTTTCACCAGCGCATCAGCGGCGAAATAACGGTCCAGCAAGTTACTCATCGCATCAGTAAGGGACTTCTGTGTTACGCCGTCGGGTTCGTGCTTAACAGCCTGGGCGATGGCGTAGAAGTCGCGTGCTATCGCATTCATCAGTGACGAAACATGCTGGAAGCGGAGATAGTTGTTTTTTCCATAGGTAGTTAATGAATCATCAATAACCACTGAACCATCGGAACCAATACATACTGGGTTAATACGGGCCTTCACGAACGCTTCACGGTCGATAACATCCAGGTTCGCGATTGGTGTGATGTTCTGACGAGAAATAACCCCGCGAGAAGAACCGGCGGGGGCATAATGCCAGCCGCCAACATCCGGAATAAGCGCTACACCTTTTGCTTTTGCGACAAACGCATCACAGCTGATCCCAAACACAACGTTCATGCTGGTGGATTTATCGCGACAGCTGTATGGGAAGTAATATCGCGCAGGCTGGTGAGAACCTGAAAGACCATGGCTCTCTGCTTCGCTGATAGCCTTTTCTGCGAGCTGATTGCCTTTCAGGTCATAGAACATATCAACCCGAACTTCTTCAGCCAGTGTGTTCAAGGCGGCAAGTACAGTTGCGTCATAGCATCCCAGGGACAGCAAAGCGGTAAAGTTGACATTGGAATTTTCCAAGGTCGTGAGTGCTGTCAGGTATTCCTTCGACGTGATACCACTTAAATCTCCGTCAGAGCCGCCGGTGAAGTAGGTCTGCGGGAGATTAAGATCTACCTCTGCCAGCACTTCCTCTGCATCGTCAGCGACTAAGGCTGCAAGGCGAGTAGAACCATTTTCCAGCACTGTTTGAAGCCATGCCGGTTCGTCCATATCCGTTACGCTGTATGGATTAAGTGAAGCCTGGTGGCTTTCCAGTACGGAAACTGAGCCATCTGCCAGCACCTCGCGCAGATAGATGGTAAAAAGATCGCTGTCTTCTTCAGTCTCAATTGATAACGTGCGATTTGCCGAAGCGTCGCCATCTTTGATGTACAGCATCAGCACTGCACCATCCGGCAGTTCCGGCACGACATGAGGACCAAACGTTACTTCGCTGGTAATTAACCCCTCTTCACTATCAATTTCTGATAGCTCAAAGTTTAAAGCGGAACCTTCTACGAGATCCAAAGAGGAGCTGCCCAGCGATACGCTTTCAGCTGCTACATTGTCGGCGTCATATGCTGACGCGCCAATCGCTAATGACAGCCCCGGTATTTTCATATCCGGTGCGCATACACGAACTACCACGCCGTTCCCACCAGCTACTGCGCGTTCGACATGACGGTACGGCTCAAATGATGCTCCCATTCGCGGGTGAATTGGTTCACCGAGTACCGAGCTGTAGGTAGCCGAAGTAACAGAAAGGACTTTACCTGGTTGGCCACGTCGAGAAATGACCAAACCAGCGAAAACAGAAGCGCCACCGCTCGCGCTGGTTAGTGTTGCATCCGCGTTCACAGCCATTACTGCTGTTTCGGCGGCCTGCCCCACTGAGAATGCAATTTTATTCATTGTTTCTACCTGTCAGAAAAGGCACCCCAGCATTACTGGGGATACCAGTTACAGCGTAACGGTGATGGTTTCACCTTCTTCGGCTTCGGTAGAATCAATGTCAACAGAGACGCCTTCTACCTGGACGTCAGCTGCCTTTACTGTGACGCCACATTCAGCTGTGTACTCGCCATCATGTGTGGTGACGGTCAGTGTGGCCTTTTCGCCCGCTTTGCCGACCACTTTGCATGAGACGCCATCAGCTTGAACCTCAACGATCTCAGGATCGCTGGAGCTGATAGTGAAAGCTTTATCCGTTGCGTTTTCAGGCAAGATAGTTACTTTGATGATCTGAGGCATTTTCAATCCTTTCCCCCGTTAGCCGGGGGCTAAACGTGGTTAGGAATCTTTTTTGGTGTTGCCAGCGGTGATCTCATCACCAGCGGAAACCGTGATCGAAGCGGGAGAAAGGGTTACACCCTCAACAACCGTACCTGAGGTGCCATTCACTTGACCCGTCAAGTAGTCAATGGCACCGTCCTTCGCGTGGGTCAGAGTTAAACGAGCAAAGTAGTTTTCGCCGTTTCGAGGGTGAACATCGTTGATTGCCGATCCCCACAGAGTAGTGCGGTTAACCAGGCTTGGGTTTGTTTCATGCACGTATGGAATGGCAGGGACTGCATCACCGGCGATAAGGCCAGCTTTACCAATATCATCCCCACGACCGTAGAAATAAATATCGTCCAGACCGAGATCGTACCCCTGTTCCATGAACTGCTGACATACTGGCGCTGGCACTTCATAAATGCGGATAGTGCCGAAGAGCGTGCCAATGTACTGGACGTATGGGGATTGGACGTAGCCAGGTGCAAGCTGGAAGTGCTGAGGAGGCAAAGAGCGCAGGAAGTTTGCGGCATCTCCACCAGCAAAGCCGCCGCGAATACCGGTGGTCAGTGTGCGGTTGGCCATATCCTGGCTGAGAGCATTAACCACATGCTTCATAATACCGACCCATGACTCAAAGTTTTGAGTGACAGGCATAGCCACATCAAACGCGCGACCGAATACAGTATGGAATACCAACGTGCGCAGGCGCATGATGTCCTGCTCATGGGAAAGCAGGTTACGCATTGCAGAGAACTGAGTTGCCTGCATGTTGATACCGAATTCACGATTCGCGTATGACCCAGACATAACCGTATGCTCTGAAGCAACAACGTATTGAGACGGATACACAGAATAGCTACGCATCGCCTGGTTAATAACCGGGATCAGCTTAGGATTTTGCTCGATGTTAATCTCTACACGAACAGCAATTTCAGTACCTTCAGCTGGCGGTTCAGTAAAGGTGATATCGATAATGCCATTGTCGTAATCAACCTTCGCAGTCGCAGAGAAGGCTTCACCAAAGCTGTCATTGCCGTTGAAATATAAGTTACCGTCGCTGTCATCAACTTTTGATGGTTTACGGTTGATCAGAAGCTTGTTGTAGCCTTTACGGATTGGGCAGGTCTGCCCTTCGTGGTCTTTGATATCAAACTTGAAGGCGGTTTTAGTGCCATCGCCCTTCTCTTTGAGCTGATACAGACGCATCATTTGGGTATAAACACCCGCACTTTGCATATTGAGCTCATCGCCAGGCTTGAACGTACCGAAGTTAGTACCCGCAATGTTAATCAGTTCATAGATGTCTGATTTATCGCGTTCACACGGAATGAAAGTACATGCATCGCTAGTGGCTGCACCCAGCGCTGCCGGAAGGATCAACGCTGCATACAAGGCAAGACGCATTACGCCGTCGGACTCGCGCATTGACTGCACGGATTCGAACATGGCTTTGCCTTCTCCTGAATGCTCTTTGTTAGGTGCGCATTCCAGCATCAAATTTTCGAGAGATTTATGCGCATTTGCCAGCACATCCATGGCTGGATATGCACCGTATTTATCACGGTATTGGTCAATCGAATCAGCCCAGGCACCCATGACCTGTACGCCGAATTCTTCACCAACTGCTTCGAACATTACACCGCCGTTCTGCTTAATAGCAGACGAGATGTTTGAACGGATTAATGTATGGTCCGGGAGCATGTTACCTGCGGCATCATGAATAGCGCCGACGGTCATCGACATCACGTCACCCGCACGGGACACGATCTCTTGCTCGCGTAGGCGAGCTGGCTGGATATCTTTTGTACTCACTGTTTAGCCCTGTGTACGGGCGCGGTGAGAGGTTTTTTGGCGTAATTAATCTAACACATGTGTTATTTATCCTGATCGAAAATCTAACGAATTATTTGAATTGTTAGGCTCGGCTCGCTAACGTGTGCAAAAGTTTATTTAACAGAGAACATTTAGATGTCCTATCAGGTTTATATTGAGTACAAAGGCGGCAGCCGGTCACACCGGCTAAAAATTAATACGCGTAACACAGTTGAAAAGCATATCAATGAGATACTGGCAGATAGTGAAACGTTGCACATGGCAGAACGGATCATAATGAAGTACGGCAGACGTATCATACTAAACGCCAGCACCGCCCTCCCCCCCTCGGAGATCCGCAAGAAGATTAAATGGCCTGTTGGTGGCGCCCCCCGGAAAGTACCGAACCCTGTAACAGCGACGTTTTATATCCCCAAAAAAGTACGTGAATGGCTGGTTGAGCATGGGGATGGGAAAATGAATGAGGGTCTGCGTAAGCTTGCGCTGGAGTCGGGTGTAGATGAATTAATAAAGGCGTATGACATGAGCAAATAAACATGGAATCATATGATTCTATGATTCCATGCTCTCATCATCATATCAGCCAATGAGCACTGATCGGGAATCCTGTGCGCCCATGATTCTAGAATCACATACTCATTTAATCATGTTTTCGTTACGCTCTGAAATGAGCCGGTTTCGCTGATTGCACTGGTCAATAACTAATAGCAAATTAGACGTGTACTCTGGATATTGGTCCAGAAGCTCTGGAGTATCTTCAGGCACAAAGCATGGCTGATATTTACTCGGTTTGCTCCTCGGCACTTCCACTTTCTGCTTCGCTATAACTACGTGCGCGGGTATTGATGGCTTTGGCTTGCTCGCGCTGCATCCTGACAACATCAGCAGGCAAGCGGATGTTATGCAGGCCAGCTTTATGCATTTCTTCGGCCATAGCAGCCATAATCTGAAAGTTTTCTTGTTGCTGTTTATCAAATTGACGCTGCTGCTGCAGTTGCTTCCGTTCATGTTCTTCATTTGCTCCTTGTAGTCGTTTAATTTCGTCTATGAGATCCCCTTTACCCTCTTCACTTTCGATAATCGCAGCCTGTAAGACATCGTTATTGTCTTGAAGCACCGAATTGCTTTCAGTGAGTACCTGGTTACTGGACTCAATATTATCAATGTGGTCAAAATGTGCCTGCACGATGCTCGCAACCTTATGTATGGACAAGACCAACACAAAGGCTAGAGACATTCCTAAAAGGCCCTTAAAGATTCTCATGCCACCTCCTTACTTAACGCATCAATGACACCTTCAGGCATGATCTGAGCGATTGATCCAGACATTAAAGCATCCTCTTTTAGGTTGTTTGTTAACGTAATGGCGACCGCATCTTGTAGGGCTTTACGCGATATGCTGGTGGAAGTTTCGATAGCGTTGGCCATTGCTGAAACCTGAGTTGCGGCACCGGCCACCAGCTCAATTTGTATTTGCATATTTTCGGTGGCAGTTGCTAATGCCAATATTTGTTCATTAGGAATCACAGTTTCCCCAGCGCCGCCCTCTTCACCACCTAATGTGAGTAACAACGTTTGGTTTATTGCCTCCATCGCATTAACAAGGGGGTCGGTTATTACAGCGTCTAACGCTGTAAAAAGACCGCTCGCTATTACCTGGTCCTCTATCCCCTCCACGAGTGAAAAAGGAGGCATAGGCTCTAACTCAGTGCCCTTTGCGTGGCATTCCCATCCCAGCTTCATCTGTAGGATTTCCGAAGGTGTTGTAAACGGGGTGATCGAGTCAGAAAAATACATAGCTGTGCTTTCGGCTTGCTGCAGAACGTCGTTAAAAGTTCTGATAGCCGCTATGTACTGGCCTATCGACGATGGATATACGAGTTCATCTCTAAGAAGCCCTTTCAGTAGCTCATTCAATGCATTTGATTCAGCTGCAGAAGATAGGCAAGCCGTTACAGAATCAGGCTCAACTAGGCTTGATGAGTTGAGTATCTTGAATGCTGCTATTTGGTTTTTGTTATCCAGCATCACATCACCTGAAACCCGCTGTCGCCGGTTGCAATCACAGAGCCACAGGAAACGGGATCATTAACACAGCCAACCCCCTTTCCTCCAATCACAAACCAGGGGCGTGAAGACACTGCAACGCCACTATGCGTTGAATTACCGTCTGAATGGTCGGGGAATAGATTTCCGTCCACAACAACCGGCTTCCCGTTTACTGTGAACCATGGAATAGACTCTGCTACTTGGCGCGGTGGGAACCCGCCGTGACCAGAACAGAAAGAATCACTTATCGCTATTGCGCTCATAACACCTCCTTAATGTGTTACGGGCATCGTATCCAGTTTGTGATTTGCGTAAGCAATACATTTAATGACGCAAATATGACGCATCTAGAGAAGATTAAACATAGAATCCGCCAGAATTCCGCACGTAAGCCGCAGCATTTCATGTACACAACTCACTGAATCTGTTAAAGTCATTAATACGCCGCAATAATGCCGCACAAACGACGCACAAATGACCTTTTTAGATTTTCAGGAGTGGAACGATGAAAATTTTTATGGATGATGGCTCTACGAACATCAAAATGCTGTGGATTGATAAAGATGGGAGCGAACGCCGCCACATTAGTCCCAATAGCTTCAAACGCGGATGGTCAGCAAGCTTTGGTACAGGAAAGGTCTACAACTATGTCCTGGATGGTGAAAAGTATTCTCACGACCTCATAAGCCCATCGGCGCTTGAAACTAATAACGTATCCTGGCAGTACAGTCCGTTAAATGTGATTGCCGTCCATCACGCATTACAGACGAGCGGCATCGAACCCCAAGCCGTTGAGATCGTCGTAACGCTCCCATTGGCTGAGTTCTTTGATGCTGACGCTCAGCCAAACATGGATAACATTGCACGTAAGAAAGAAAGCCTTATGCGTGCTGTTGAGCTAAACAAGGAAGATGCATTCACTATCGAAAAAGTCACGGTCCGTCCTGAATCCATTCCAGCTGGAGTCGGATTAAGTGACGAGCTAAGCACCTCGCATTCAATGCTGATTGTTGATCTAGGGGGCACCACACTCGATGTGTCGCTTGTGGTCGGAAAGATGACCGGGATTTCTCGCGTATACGGCAACTCTGAACTGGGTGTATCGCTTGTGACCTCTGCCGTAAAACTGGCGCTGGCTAACGCAGAAACAAAAACATCGAGCTTTAATGTCGATAACCTGATCATCAACCGAAACAACGACGCCTATCTCGCCGACAATATTAATGATGTGGAAGCGTTAGGTGACGTTAAGAAGGCAATGGAAGCGGCCATTTCCCGCCTTCAGCGCCGTGTTCTTGACGTAGTTAACGACTTTGACGGTTACACACATATAATGGTTATAGGTGGCGGAGCGCCTCTCATTGCTGAAGCTATCCGCGAGAATACCCATATTAGAGAAGACCGTTTCTTTGTGTCTGATGACCCACAGTTCGATCTGGTTAACGGACTGAAGGTTATTGGATAAGTATCGAAGGGGCTAAATGCCCCTTTTACTGGAGGTCATTTTGACGGATAACACAGGGCGAAAATCACCCGGACGGAAGAACATGGCAGCCGCTGAAGAGCGTAAAGACATTCGTTTCTATCTGCGCCCGACCAAAGCTGAAAATGAAAAGTACGCAGCAGAGATGCTTGATAAACGGCAAGGTGAAATTCAGGAGCAGATGCGCTTGTATGCTCTTGCTGGATTGGCGATCGCTGAAGTTGATAGTAGGCTTCCGGCTGTGCTGGCATCTATGCTGAAACCTGGTGTTAGCGGCAATGAAGTTGAAGCCGTGCTTAGGGCGTTTTTAAATATGGGTTCGGCTCCCATGCCAGAACCAACAAGAGTAAGCAGCCCACCTAAAAATGAGTCGGCAGAAAATCTTCGTACAATGCTCCCAGAGTAACCCCCTCCGCAGCCCTTCTGGGTTGCGTGTTTCCCTACGTAAAGCATCCCACGCCATAATAAGCATAGAATCATATGATTCTAAAATCATGTAATCCTGTATTGCTATAATCAGCACCTCCTATTATGATTCAATCAGTTTATGATTCCGTAATTACATAATTCAATGATTACAGAATCATATGGTCAAATAATCATATGAGGATGTATGGCTAAGATTATCTCAATACTGAACGGTAAAGGCGGTGTTGGTAAGACGACATCAACTATCAACGTCGCTACCGCGATTAAGCGTAAGGGGTTCTCTGTCGCTGTTGTAGATACTGACCCACAGGGAAGCATTAGTAACTGGTTTGAAGAAGATAAATGCGCCTTCGACCTAACTGAAGCGGCGTCTGAAAAAGAGGTCTACCAGGTTCGCAAAGCGCTGAAGGATTATGACTACGTTATCATTGACGGGGCGGCAGCTATCTCGGCGATATCTTCCGCAGCTGTAATGGTTTCTGACTTGGTGATCATTCCCGTAACTCCATCACCTTTAGACTTTGCAGCCTGCGGTGCAATTCTGGCTGTAATTGAGGCTCGCCAAGATTTGCAGCCTGTTGAAGCACGTTTCTTAATCACTAAGAAAGTACCCCATAGCAAAATGCTATCCGTACTTAAAGAATCGATCCTAGATACCGGCGTTCCAGCATTCAGAACGGCCATATCTCAACGCCAGTCATACGTGCGTGTAATGCTAGATGGCAGCACTGTTTTTGACACAGATGATGGCGCGGCTAAAGGTGAGATTGATGTACTGACAAACGAAATTCTGGAGATCACAGCATGAGTGGACCAGCCATGAAAATGAAGTTAGGCCAAAACCGTTCAACACCAGCAGCAGTCGACGCGGTACTGAAACCTACTGGGCTCACTAAGCGCTTGCAAATGAACATCCCGGAAGCTCTGCACAAAGAATTTAAAAAAGCATGCCTGGATGAAGACGTAGAGATGACAGATGTTGTCATTAAGATGCTTAAGGATTGGCTAAAAGCCAAGAAAGCTAGAGATGAGAAATAATCCTGTAATCCTGTAATCCTGTAATCCTGTAATCAAAGGATTATAGAATCAAATAAGCATGACAGCATATAAGCCCCGAATGTCGGGGCTTTTTTTGGTTTCAGAGAGGTGAGGGTGCTGCTATGCCAGCGTAGCGATAATATCATGAGCCATTACACGCCCGTCTCCCTTGCATGACATAGAGCGCTTGGCCGCCAGCTGGTGGATGGAAAATCCAGAGAGATTATAGAGCTCTCGAATCTTTGGAGATGCACTATTTGTTATTACAACATACGCACCTCGCGAACGAGCGCTCACCAACGCCTCCACAAGTCTAATTTGATCTTTGAAGGTAAAGTGAGCTCCTGAATATCGCGTAAACCCGGCAGTACCCGGTAGCGGCTCATATGGAGGGTCGCAGAAAACAACATCACCATCACCGGCGCGAGCAATTACATCCTCAAAATCCTCATTCACAAACTCACAACGCTCAGCAATGCCCAAAAACGCCTCCATTTCTTGAAGCGGAAAGTAGGGCTTTTTGTACTTGCCGTAGCCGACGTTGAATTCCTTTTTGAGGTTGTATCGGGTAAGGCCATTAAAGCAATGCCGGTTGAGGTAGATAAACGCCGCTGCGTGCTCCAGTGGGCTGTATTCACCACCGTTGAACTTGGCTCTTACATCTTCATAATCACTTTGGCTGTTGTAATCAGAAAAGAACGAGTGGGTGAGGGTGATCAGCGAGTGCCGCTCAAGGGCCAACATCTTATAGGCGTTTATCAAATCGCTATTTACATCATTAAGCAAATTACGCCCGTAACCGGCGTTCGTGAACACTGCGCCACCACCTACAAAAGGCTCAATGAGCCGTTTTCCGCAAGGGAGGAGGGGGAGTATTGTTGGGAGAACTCCGAATTTACCACCAGCCCACTTAAAAATTGAGCGCTCCGGTTCATGCTTTTCTATAACGATTTCGCTGCGGTTAACTTCAGCAAGACTCGACAGTATTCCCTTCATTAGCCATCGCATAACTGGGACGGCCATACTGTTACCAATCGCTTTGTAGCGTGGGCCATCAGATGCTGCCCGACAACAATCTTCGAAGGTTCGATTGCCTCCGCGCATTAAGTATTTAGCGTAGTCAGCTTCCATTTTTTCTGGGCGAACTGAGCGACCGTAAGGGATTAAGGTCCAGTCATCCGGAAATCCTTGAAGGCGCTCACATTCGCGGGGAGTCAGACGACGGACAACCATATTTTGCATGATCGTGGGGCACCCCTGACCTGGCTTCCCACCTCCAGTTGAAAGTGCTCCTACAATCTGACCATCACCACCTTCAAAGCGAACCTCTGAACGACTGTTCTCAGCAAAAGCAATTGCTGGGACTAAATTTGTTCCTGATGACGCTGAAGTCAAAGTAGGGGACTGCTCCTCCGCCCATCCAATTCCCCCAGCTTTAGCTCCCTGACCGGCTTTGAATGCATAGGCAACGGCATCAGCCGTAGAGCGGGAGTCCAGCGTAAATCCTACCTCTTTCTGCCATCCTTTGCCTTGCGGCCCTGCGCTTTCTTTGCGGCCTATTTGAGCATGCTGTAAACAATATGCAGCAATAGGGGCTTCATGGTTGCAGGTTAGCGTAGGAGCCGAGCCATCGGTTTTTATCTCAGCTCCACTTTGCCCGTGTGCCATGACAATAATCGGCCTACCTCGCCCGATACCGTCCTCGCTGCCATCAAAACCTTCAGCTTTAAGCGTATGGGTGATATCGCCAGTGACAGGTTGGGCAACAATGCCACTACCTCGCTGGCTGAAAATCTCCTGATTACTGGCACCAATGCCACCAGTGTTATGGGATTGGTTGAGCGTAGGGTGCGGGTTTAATGGATTATCCCAATGGCTTCCTGTAGGTGATGCAGGAATAAAGTGCCCTGCAACAGCACCCTCCGGTCTACCGCCAGCACCGCCTGTAAAGCTATGGGCTGCGATAGTGCCCACTACCTGCATATAGCCACCAGCAGCCAGATCTACATCTTGTGACCAGCCACCTGAGTGAGCGCGAGCCTTAAAAGTTCCGGCAACTTCTTCTTTCGAACCTCTGCTCGGCGCAATATCCCTTGGCACGCTACCTGACTCAAATAGAACTTCCGAGGGATAGAGATCGTTTCGAGCACTTGCGATAACAAAACAACGTCGGCGTCGTTGGGCCACTCCGAAATATTGAGCGTCTTTGATTGCCCATGCCAGTCGCCTTTGTCGTCCAGCAATAGCACCGTGCTTTGACCACTTCGAAACATGTTGACCGGCTTTCGCATTCCACGTCCAGTATTGGCTGGTTTTTCCTCTTGCAGGTCGTTCACCAGGTTCAAACGATTCAGGCTCTCCAACCAGGGCGGCGGTGAAGTTACCAAAGGCGTTGTCATGGCTTGAGAGGACACCTGGCACGTTTTCCCAGATGATGATGACTGGCAGGAGTCCTTTTGCTGCTCGGACTGTATCAATTGCATCTGCTAATTCCACAAACTTTAGAGTTAGCAGGCCACGTTCGTCATTAAGTCCCTGGCGAAGACCTGCGATAGAGAAAGCTTGGCACGGTGTTCCACCGACAAGCACATCCGGAGCTTCCACTTCCCCGGATAGAATTTTTTTGGCGATTGTCGTCATATCGCCAAGATTGGGTACGCTCGGCCATCGCTGAGCGAGCACATGAGACGGAAAATCTTCTATCTCTGCAAACCAAAGAGGCTTAAGCCCGAGAGGTTCCCAGGCGAGGCTAGCGGCCTCAATACCTGAACAAACACTGCCATAGGTAAGACTAACGCTCACATTCACCTCCGAGGGCCTCGACGAGCTGTTTAAACAGCACTGAGAACTCAGAAGTGAAAAGAATGAAGTCGGCTTTTAGCCTTAGCTCAGCATCCTCAAGGTCTATGTCGTCGTTTTGGTCATTCAGCTCGTCACAGAATGTCAGCTTTTTGATTGTGAGGTCATCACTCAGTCGGAATGTCGCCCGGTCGCCCCAGTGGATGCCTATGCTAACAGCAACCTTGCCAGCTTCGACGTGGGCCATCATCTCGTCAGAAAAGAGATCCTGCTTCATCGCGCGAACGGCGCCGCCATCTTCCAATAGCGCTTTGAACGATGCCTCATCACCGGCGGTGAAGGATTGAGGAAAACCGGCTTTCAGCCATTCTGTCACTGTCAGTTCTACTGGGTTCTGGAGTGTGAACGGAACAACCGGCAAGCTACCTAATGTTTTGCGAAGTAGCGCCAGCATATTTTCAGCTTTTCGGGCGCTGGCAGTCTCCACATACACCAGACCCTGATCAGCATCAATCCACATACGGGTGAGTTTCGAACGAGTGAAAGCGCGGGGTAGGAGAGAGTGAAGGACTTCATCTTTCAGAGAATCTTTCTCGGTCTTTTTAAGCTTGCGGCCCTGCTGGAGCTGCAATACTTCCACTTTCTTGTTCAACTCCTCTTTCAGGACATGAGAGGGGAGGATCTTCTCTTCATGCTTCTGCGTAATCATGAATTGCTGCTCATGCTTCAGGACAAACAAATCACCGATTGTCGGCACCCAGCCAGTTCTGGCCATGTCCTGTGAGCCGCATGGAGAGAATGCATATTTCCCCAGCGCCACCTCTAAATCATCGCCAGAAATCCGTATATCTCTGGAAAGTCGGTAAATACAGACATTTTTGAATGCAACGTTTTTCATCACACAACCATTGTTTAGATTTTGTATCTGTAATCTAACACGTTTACTGCGAGAAATCGTAGTTGCTGGCCTTTCCTGTCATAGCTCCACCGGCTTCGAAGGCTATGCTTCCTCCTGCGACAAACTTCAGATCACCTCCAGCATTAACGAAAAAATCTGAAGGACCAATGATATAAATCTGCCCTGCTTCGTTCATCCCAATACGCGAACCAGCTGCTGTATTCGCTATCTCGTACCCGCCACCAGCAGTGCGAACTTCGAGAAGATTGTTGCGATGAACCACGAAATCCTCGCTACTGGATAGGGAAGGGCGATCCGGCGCTCCATCAACGGGGTCTGGTGCCCATGCACTACCCTGGCCGGAAGCTTCAGGCGCAACGTTAGGTACACCTGCAGGGGCATCCTGAGCGGCTCCAACAATCAGCGGTCGCCTCAGATCCCCCTCGTAAGGAAACTCCACCCAGACCGCATCACCAGCATGTGACGGCGTGAATGCGTAATTAAGAGGTAGAACGTACTCAGCCCAAGGGAGATCAGAATCAGGCACACCATTCCAGTCTGGAACCAGCCTTATCTGAGACTTCATTTCTCCACCAGGATGCCTGGTGCCCACAATAACCGCTCTGCGTTTAGACATCGCTTGGCACCCCTAATAGCATACGAGTTGTGTAACCAACACGGTCCTCATAATGCGCTACGTTTTTGATGATCATTTTCTGCGGAATTGACTCGTCGATCTGATTTTCAGCGTCATAGCGATAGATGAGGATCTCAATTGCCATACCTGGTCGTATGTTCGGATTCCCGTCGACCTCGATATCGAGTTTCGGTATCAGAGCACGCTGCATATTTCGTAGCGTTTCCATATCAGCATCTGATACATGACGTACTGGTAGGCTTGGATCACCGACCTCGATATAGCCGTCTGTCATCGAATACCCGACGAAACGGTACTTCGTGCCTGAGGTCGAAGCATAATCCTGGTGGATGGGACTCATTTTAGAGATCGCATAATCAGCTTTTGGGTTATTTGCCTCATACACGAACGCTGTTTTCTGCTTCATCAGCTCGTCAAGCGAGCGGAAGTAAAACGAGCCCCGGCACACAAACACAAGGCTGGCTTTGTCCTGAGCTATCTGGGAAAGCATTTTTGACGGCTTATCACCGGCGGTAAGATAGTAGGTGATCGCACGCTTCTGGTTGTCCAGATCTAACGTCAGCCCTTTTGCATACACGGCAAACACTTCGGATGGCGTTTTGTTGGTGTGCATACGTGTGATTGAAGAGGGGATTTTCATCCGACGAACTTCTTCACTGACCGCAATCAAGGTCACAACATCAGATCCAAGCGTTGCAGAGGTGACAAAAAACACCGTGCTGAAGGACTCTTTTTCCCCCTCGGGATCGCCCATCTCGGCCACTAACCTGGCGCCATATTTTGCTTTCCAGTCATCAATAACCGTACCGGTCATATCACGAATCTCAAGCTTCAAAAGTGGACCCGCAAGCGAAGCTTTCTCGATGTAAACACATGCGATAATCCATTCACGTGGGATCAGCTGATCATTAAGGGTGACGGACTGTAAAAATAGCTGCTGTAGTTCCTGCTGCGCCATCAGTTGCGGCCCCCTTCATTCCATGCCCGGAGCGATACCGACATCTGCGTGAACTTGGGCCTTGCTTCGACCTCCCAGGCAGTCATCACTTCGGCTGTAACGTCAATGGTTGTCTGGGCGGCGAAAAGCCGCTCCTCGTTCATTGGCGAGGACACATCTGAAAATGACACATCTTTTGCCCCCATCAATGCGCACTCCAGCGACACCGGAACTCGTACTAAAATGGTGTCAGCCTTCACTTTTGTGCTCAACAATTGCTTCATCCGGCCCGCATAGGCATTACACATCAAGCTAAGCGTTTCTTTTTCAGCGGCTATAAACGTCACGCTGTAGGTCAGCATCGCCTGTGTACGCTCCAGCTCAACAAGCGGTTTTCCGGTCTTGGGATCGCAGAACTTGCCAATATCGCGCACATCCTTAGACCGATCCTGATTTTCGTAACCGACGTCAAAGGTGCGGGATACGTTTATGAGGGGAAGGGCATCGTGATTTATCAGATCCCTACCTTGCTCCTGCCCAGGTTTTCGTGGACGTCGGCCTGCGCCGCTGCGTGCGCGTTTCATGGCATGTAAAAATTCAATGGCACTGTCATAGCGCCCAACGTAAACACGCTCAGCTGGTGGACGCGCCAGGAACGCCGCAAAGCGCTGTTGTGACTCAGAGGGTTCCGTGATGCGGGCCATGCTAAAAAAGCCGCTTACAAACGAAGCAATGCCTTTATCCACGGCTTCAAGCCCTGTTGACTCTGAAGCGCCGGTGCGGTCGCTTATCCATTCCCTGATTTTCGCTAATGACTTATCCATCATTTCACCCCGTTAACGGTCGTGTCGAAGTTACGCGCCGGAATGCAGTAATAGAGTGAACCTACGTGCTGCGTTCCAACCCCGAAGATACGGTGGACATACCACCAGCGCCGCGCTACCCCAAACGCCAGTTCTTCGTTCCATTCCAGAATGGAGCCAACTGTGACATTCTTACTGGCCACTCTCAAAACCATGACATCATCAGTGATGCCATCCTGATCTCCATCACCATCGATAACCTGAAATGACTCTCGACCATCTGGGTTATCGACAACCCAGACCAGCTCTGGCTCTTCGTAGGTCAAATTGCGCTGGTTGTTATTTATCTCGGTGAATGACTCAAGATCCGTTTCGGTATCCACCTGTCCATACGTTCCATTCGACGGACGAAACAACAGCGCCTGGAAGGCATCCTGATGGGTTTCAATGACTCTCATCCAGTCGTCACGCATCTGATCGTTTAACGGAGCATGACCTTTAAACCGTGATCGCATTTCTGGGGTAGGTTTACGATCTGCGATACCAGGCGGCAGCGGGGCTACGTCAGGCTCATCATCCGGAGGAGGAACATAGCTCCCGTCGCCGTCATCAACATGCCCAACGCTATCAATACTGCTTTCATGCTGGCTGATTTCGCTGAATTGGGATTCATCTGGTGCATATGCTGCTTGGCTAACACCTCCCGCTTCAACCGCCGTTGCCGCATCTGGCGTCGCGCTGTCATTGAGATGTTCCTCTTCCTGATCCTGATCGTGTTTATCAACAAACCACTCATCAAAACGGCCCATAGAATCCTCATAGGTCGGCTGCTATCGAAAGGGGGCAGTGTAGGGAGATTGTGATTTTGATTGAGGGATTGGATCGGGCCAAAATGTGGTATTTTCTTTGTCATTAATATCTGGATAAGTAGAAGGAACAACGATGGGAATCGGCAACGCGCTTGAAGAAGTCAAGAACAAGATAACGGACGTTATATTTGATAGGTTAAGAAATAATTTCTATGGCTATATACTAACATCTCTTTTTATTTTCAATTTAGAAAATATATTATTAATATCTAAGTCAAAAGACTCAATTGAGATGACGTTAATCTACATTGGCGTCCAAAAAGATTTTATGTGGAACTTCTTCTGGTGGCCTATTTTCTGTGGCGCCCTCGCGGCAATAATTATGCCAATACTAACTGCGCTCTATGCAGTCCTCATCGGTGTAATACAAAACATCAGGAATGAAAGCAGTTTAGTGGGAAGTGATTTGTGGAGATTATTGAAGGATAAGATAGAGGCAAAAAAAGGCTTAAATACAATGAAAAAGGAATCACTAGAACGAGAAATTCAAACATTGAATAATACCCATAGTATCATTAGCGATTATTTAGACTCCGCTGGGCAGCAGAAAGATGCTCTCCATCAGTATTTAGTTAAGCTTAGTAAAATTTATGTAGATATTCCTAACTTATCCGACAAGGACAAACTATCAACATTCTTTGACAAATTGTACTCAGAGGGAATATTGAATGATTACCCAACCAATTCAAAAATAATATCAATGGTCGTGGAAATGTCAGACCAGAATACTTCACCCCCACAAGAAGACTCGGTAAACTCATAAAGATGAATTGCATATTCATGTGGCTATATTTTTAGCCATATGATGCATCATTTCACGCCATTCTTCGCATACTCAATAAACATCTTCTCAGCCTGATCGCGCGGCGTGCCGGTCATCACCAGGGCATCAACAAAGGTCTGTTTCTTCAGCTCCATCTGGTCGGATAGTCGCTGCATTAGCAGTTTGTTCTTGTCCTTTTCCAACTGGAGCTGTTGCTCTTTCTGGGCAGATCGGCGCTTTTGAGACTCTGACTGTTTTCGAACCTTTGTGAGCTGCTTACGCAGCGCGTCAATTTTGCTGGACCCCTTATCCAGTTTATCCCCCAGAGCTTGCTGGCGGCGCTGATACATGGCCCATTCACGCTTTAATGCGGTCGCGTCGGTTCGACTGTTACGGTTTCGGTTGAATACCTTCTGCTGCTCATCAGAGAAGTGTTCTGTCGTCCGGCGGCGATCGTCGCCGAATGATATCTGGGATGCGGCTTTAGCCAGTGCTTTTCCAATGCTCAACTGCCAGCTGGCCGACTGAAGGCGAGTCATCGAGTGAATAACGTGTTTGCACGCAACGCCTTTGAGGTTTGGGTTCTTAACCTTCGGGTAGGCGTATTCTTTTGGCGGAGCCAGCGCAAAATTGCCCGCGGTCGCGATGTATCGATACCAATACTGGTGACGACCACAATCACAATCATATGACACACGGCCACTGCACAGCTGCTTTGCCAGTTTCACAGAGCCTTTATCTTCCTCGACTGCGCCGTCAACAAGCTGATCCCATTCCTCAAATCGCACTTTCACCATATGATGCTGGTGTTTGGAAACATCAGACGCTTCAACCCGGATGTTGATCACATTGTGTTTGAGAGATACCGGCACAGCGCGTTTAATGCCTGAGCCATCATCCACGCTGTTATTCGCACGCTTGATGTCTATTGCCTGGCTTGAAGCCACCAGCTGCGCATAGGTAATGCCAGGAACGCTATTGTTATACTTCTGCCGCGCTTTGGTTCTGCTTTTCTCAAATCCCTTCAGATCGTCTGAGGTGAAGAAGGTGCCGCCTTTCTTCTTGCCCATCTGAAGTATGTCGTCGATAGACTTATTTTTTAGCCTGCCGGGTGTGAGCGTGCGGTGCGCCTGTCTGCGCTTTCTTGTCTGCTCCCTAGTGATGAGGCGAAAGACGCGGTTGAACTCTCGGGAGGACAGGCCGCTGGTTTCATAGCTGCCGTTTTGGGCCTTTGGGTAATCAGCCATTAGCCTTCAAACTCCGGACTGGTCCCTGCATACTCACGAATGCGTTTGCGAATCCATGCCTGATCCGGAAGGGTGAACGTTGTGCCCACCGGCATTTCCTCCATTTCACTTTCATGACCTGAAAGCAAACGAAATACCCATCTCAAGTCATCAGTTCCGTATGCCCGGAACGCAGCAAGATCCGAACGGTAAAGCTCATCCGGCTTAATGGTGTATTCAAAACTGTCTTCACGATAAACCTTCACCCGGAGCAAAACCTCCTGGTGAAGCATTGCCCTGAGAATGTCGTCAGAAACGTATCTGTCATCGAGACGGCTGTAACTCATAGAATCACCGTGCTCTCGTCAATGCGCCGCCCAGAGAGCGATTTAGAGGCCGCATTTGCCGATTCAACGCTTTGGTGTGTGACCAGTGAAATGAGAGAAGCAAACATGCCGTGCTCTTCGTCTTCATCGGCCTGGCCGTTCATCTGCTTGATATAGTCAGCTGAAGCCACGTTATTAAACACTGTGGCATAGCAACAAAGGATCATCGTGGTGTTTTCAGGTCGAAGATCCTGCCAGTTAACTTTGTAGACCGCCTCGCCGCTATCTTTGTACTCAACATCCATGAGAGACGATGACAGCTCATACAGACCTACACTAACCCCTTTGGGGAAGGTGATGAGGTTCCGGCGCTTCAGTTCGCGGTAACGCTCTATACCAACCATGAGTACAGGTCTGCCATCGTGGTGTTTCGTTTTCAACGACACCTGGCTCGCGCCAGTGCCACGCGAGAACATAGGCGTGTCTTCATCCACCAGCACTTTAAACCCGCTGTCGCGTAGTTTTTGGATGTTGGCGGGGATGGTTTGCTGCAGAACGTCCAGCGGTTTGTCTAATTTCTCGATCCTGGTGACAACCAGTACGTTTTTAACAAGGCCCGCAAGCATCAGCATTGGCTTGTCGGTGGACATGCAGAATATAGCGATTTTTTGATTCATAGCTCCCCCAAACGAAAAAAGGCCGCATAAGCGGCCTCCAGTGGCTTTAACGTTCCCGAACCGCGCAAAGCAGTAAGAGAGATAATCGCCAAAAAACCTCATGGGAGCCGTTAACGCAGGAGCATTCTATGAAGTGTGTGATTTACAAAGTAGGGTCAACAAGTTTTTTTTTTTGGTAGCGGTAGTCATCAAAAAAAGGTGGGTTTCATCATGCAGAAGGTGTGTCACAACATGTAGCCAACAAGTCAGCAAAAAGGATCTTTTAAAAGGTGGGTATGAACATGCAAAGGTGGGTTAGGATATGCAAAAGGTGTGTCGTATCATGCGAACTAAAATGAATTGCTTAAAAATCAGGCTGATTTCAAATGCATAAAAGTGACAGTGTGACCGGAACATAATACGACACACCTAACAACATGCTATGACCCACCATTGCTGGATCGCTTGCATACTGTGACCCACCTTTTATGACTCCATTTCTTTCAATTTCTTATTACGCTTGTGGATCAGGACGGTCAGTGTGCGCCCATCCTTAACAATCGAATACTCAATGTATCCAATGTCCTGGAGTTGCTTAAGCGCAGCCTTAATTAGGCGGTTTTGCTCCTTAATTGGAGACGTCAAATTGAGGCGTTCAATGATCCGGTCAAATCGAATCGGAGCGGGGTTGTCTGGAAGACTGGCGATGTATGTATAGAGCGTTTGTGCGACCTCTTTGCCTTTCAGCATGTGATAGGGGCGCTTCCGTAAAAGGATGTTGTAGTCAATCTGATAGAGTTCGTGGAGGCGCTCATCCGCTTGAAGAGTGATCGTGTCTGTTTCGCGGGTATACTTGCCATTCTTCAGCAACTGAGTGAAGAACTTATCACCGGTCTTCTTGCTCTTAAACTGCACCGTCTTAGTACCAATGCGCGTAAGTGCATCAAAGATCGTGTCACGCAGCCGCTTGTTAAATTGGCGAGAATCGTATTGGCATAACGCGGCAAACTCAGTGAAAGGCAGCTCTATAGTGTTTGATTTCAAGCCATATTTACTGAATGCACCGATAACTCCCATCCAAACGCTGAAGTCAGTGGAGATATTTAGGCGCTCACCAAAAATTCGCACCTCGTCATAACCCTCTTTACGGGCAAACTCCAGCTGGGAGAACGTCGAAGAAACGTCGATACCTTGTAACTGACCCTTTGGTATGGAGCGAGAGCCAGGAACAAACACCCCCAGACGCAAAAGGATAGCCGGTTGGACCGACGACGTGCTTGTGACTGTTAATTGATGTGACTCGCCTTCATTGGTAATCTGAACAGGTAAAAAGTTGTTATCCGACATATGGTTACGCCACCTGAGTTACTTCCATTTATGGTTATCCACAAATGGTGGATAAGTTATTGTTTTACATGTTACGACACACCAGCTGGCATGTTATGACACACCTTGTGCATGATGTCACCCACTTAATACATGTTGTGACACACTTATCACATGCTATGACACACCATTTGCATATCACGACACACCCGAAAGCTCTGAGAGCCTTGACTGGCGCGGCCTGTAGCGATCGGGGATCTGTTTGGAACTATAAGGATCGATTTAGGATCTTTAAATGGATCATCTTATTGGATCTAGTCACTGTATATGTGGATAACTATTTGAAAATATTAGCGCTGCTCAATATTAGCAATATTTAACCCCATGCCAAGGCGATCTTCATGGTTAGGGGCAACACATGCATAAAGGTGTTGCGCGACACGCTACAGTAATTTATAGTGTTTCGCATGGCGCAACAGCATTCGTTGCGTTAGTTAACATGGACCTTAAAGATGATCAAAAGCTGGAAGCACAAAGGCTTGCGAAAGTTTTTTGAGACCGGGAGCACAGCAGGCATCATGCCACAGCATGAGCAAAGGTTAGACCTGCTACTGCACGCTTTAAACTACGCGGCAACACTTCAGGATCTCAGTTTTGGCAGTTATCAATTGCACCCATTAAAAGGTGCCAGAAAAGGAATATACGCGGTAAGCGTATCAGGTAATTGGCGGTTAACTTTCGAGTTCAGAGACGGTGACGTCTACATCTTAAATTACGAGGATTATCACTAATGACTAAACGTGTAACGCCCCATCCGGGGCGATACATCTCTGAGGAGATGAACCATTTAGGTATTAGTTTACGCGGTCTTGCTCGCGCTCTGGACGTCGCACCGTCCACTATACAGCGTGTTGTCGAAGGAGACGCATCAGTAACACCAAGCATGGCCATACGGCTGTCTACGGTGATTGGAAGTACCCCTGAGATGTGGCTCAGGTTGCAAGAGATATACAGCCTAGAGAAAGCAAGGGAAGAAATTGATATGAGTAAACTAACCAGGCTATTCAAAGCAGAGCAGAATCTACATAAAGCATAAGATATGTACCAAAGAAGCCCGCAACAGCGGGCTTTTAACATAATGGGTAAAAGTAAACGTACCCGAAACGGAATGGATCTAACTCACTAACATTATCTGATTTCCCACGTCTTTTGACGTTACTCACCTTAACCAAAATCATCTTTGTTAAGATTCCTTTGTTTCTATTTTTAAAGGGAATTTTCAGTGAAATACAATTATAAACCAGCACTTCTGGGCTCAGTTCTTATCCTTACCGGCCCCATGGTCGCTGCACCTGTATGGGCAACTGATTACAGTGGGGTTAGCTGTAACGATAAAGAGTTAAGGCGCAATCTCATCGAGCTGTATGACCAGATCGATGATGAGGAGAATGCTATTGACACCTATGACCAAGTGACTATCAAAGCAGGAAAAGATGTTCTCGTGTGCGAAGGGATATACGAGCTATCTGACAAAACCAAATGGAAATTACGGTTCGAGCAAGGGGTTAACAGCCTTGGTGATCCCGTTTTCGAATTCATTCCTTTGGTGGAGTATTAACATGAGATCAAATTTCACCAATGCTCTGATATTCACTGCCATCTGCACAATTTCGGCTACATCGCAGATCTATGCAAAACCTCTCCCACCAACAGTACCTGCCGGAAAGCAAGTTGTACGTAATTATCCAAGAGGGGATGCAGTTTCAAATATCGGTACGTTCTGCAAGAACGAGAATCTCCAAGGTGACTTGTGCGTACTTGGTGCCGGGTCAAAAGCTTGGGATACTGCATTGTCCCGTACAGGGTATTCAATGAAAGATACTCTGGAGGCCATTAGTCAGCGGGGCCAGTTGGGTATGCTGGAATATGATGCAATAGGTATGGGTGAAATTCTTATGCCGTTCTTCGCTCTTACTGATACTCCGGGAGGAATGGACTTGCTGGTGGCCCATGGCATGATCAACCCGAAAGATGTGCCTGCCTTCATGGCATTAACAGGAAAAACCGCCGGGAAGTTAACAGGTACTGCACAGAGCAACGCTGTAACGAACTCTAATGGAGAGGACGTCTTAAACTATACCTGCGGCAATAAAGCATTGAAGCTGTATGCAACGAGCAGGGCTGCATTCATTGATACTGATAAAGCCGATGATATGGAACGTCGCCGGACCACCACAGGCTATTTGATCGATTTCCGTATGTATGCAGAGATGGGGGGCACATTTACCCAGTATCAGCTGGCGAGCATCAACGACAAGATCACATTAACTAGTCAATGGCTAAACGCTGACGGTGATCCGCTAAGGGCGTCAGATGTGACACCATGCACCAAGCTTGAAAACACAAAAGGTAAGTTGCCAAGTACAAAATCAACGCTGGAAAAGATACGTGCGGGGGAGCTGGATTAAGAGGTTAGCAGACCCCAGAAAGCACAAACCCCGCTTGGATGGCGGGGTTCATGTCTGGAACGTACTGGTTGGAAGTCAGTAAGTAGCAGCGTGGGAAACTTATCTTCTTAGCGATATTAGTATAATACAGTGCTATTTATTTTTTAGAAGCGAGATAATGCATAACTACTTCACGACCAACTTTGCGAGTTTTTCTGGTTCGTGGCTTGGGAGTAACAAAAGCGCGAGCGTTAATACCCGATTCAGCGTCTAATGATTCCGAGCGAAATGCCCCAGTCTTCGGATCTTTATAACGGATAGAAACTGTAATTTTGCTCTCATCAACACCTACCCCTTGCAAGTGATGAAGCTTAGATGACACAGCGCCCATCACGTCTTGAATTCCTTGCTGGCAGGTTCTCAGAACAGGAAAATATGATCGCGCTATAGCTCCGGGTAGTGGAAAATCCTTCCCAAATTGCCGAGGCGGCACCATTAAGCCTAAATTACATGGTGGTGAGATCTGGAAAGTAGCATCAGCTCTAAATGCCTTAGAATCGAACCAAGCTGACAGGGTATCATTAAAATCAACACCGTCGTCATGCTCAGCAAGTAACGCAGGTTTCTGCTTGACCGACTCTTTAACGCCCATTACCAGAGCCATATCACCCATGGAAAGCTCAGCGGCTCTCTGGTTGATAGCTTGAACCTGCTCACCAACGTTCGGTCCGAATGCATCGAACAACGAAATTTCAGCGACTGGTTTAATGGCTTCAGTTTTAACAGACATATGCACTCCTTAAATCGGACACTTATTATACACCTAAATGCGCTAGATCGCTAACGTCTGAATATGGGCATTGATGGGAGGTTGTCCAGGTAGCAAGGGTCACGTTCGGAGTGTAGTCGACAACGAACTGACCATCATTTTCAGGATCTTCCCGTCGATGATAAACATTTAGTGTAAATTGCCCTTCATACTTCGCAAGCATGTGTTCAATAGTTGCTCTGCTCTTGAAGAAGTTAGCCTTGAGGATATCTAAAGGAACCTTTCGTGAGCGAGCCTGGGCAAAAATCCATGCATAAGCTGGATCAAAATACACATAATTCAGCATAACCTGATACCCAGCTTTGAGGGCAAGATCAAAGTTTTTCTCGGCGATACCTATGCTGGCAAAAGTGGAGTCCATGACAATTGGATAGCCTTCAGAGAGCGCTTTTTTATAGATGAAATCAACCATCCTTGACGCTGGCTTCTGGTATTCAACTGAGTTTTCCTCATTGTAGTATGGAAACCACCAACGAAAATCATCAGCATCAATTCGAACAATATTTTGAATATTGTTTTGTTCAATAAGGCGATTTAAGAGCTCGGTTTTACCTGCCGCTGGCGATCCGGCCATGAACAAAACGTGTTTGGCTGTTGCGTGTTTATTAGCTGTTACATAGCTATAAACGTGCGGGCGAATTGCCTCACCAAATTCAGGCAAAATGGTTTCAAGCTCTTGTTTCATAGGTAATCCATGCCGGGGTAGTTTTCGTTTTGATTAACAATACCATAAGCTTTCAAAGATGGTTACAAATTAGCTAATTTTGCGACCGCCTTAACTTAAGGGCATCGATCTCGCCCTTCATCAGTACAGTACACGGCTCATTGCAGAAAAAGCGCCCTGCAGGCGCTTTGATATCTTTGTGCGCAGGTTTATG